ATGGGTTTGATCGTTTGCGTTTTTCACAAGGGACCTTTCGTGATCATGCCAGTCCTGGCGTTCCGGTTTTCTTCAAAAGCGCTTGGCTGTTCAGCTCCCCGAGGTTTTCACCCATCCCCGGCACTGCCGCGGTCTGCACTTCGGGCATGCTCCGCATGCGCTCGTTCCGACCTTGCCTGCTCACTGTTCCGGTCCTGGGGACTTCGGAACCCGCTTCGCGCCGTTCCTCGTTTTTCCCCCAGGATCGAAACAGCCGAGCCTTTTTGCGCTAGCGCGATTTCCAGGGAAGGGATTTCAAAAAAGCGCAGCGCATCTTTAGAGCGGTGGGGGGGGCCCCAAGCCAGGCGCGTGAGTGATTCGGGATTTTATGGGGGGGGGTGGCAAGCCCCCGCGCGAAGCGCCCGGATTTCGGGTTCTGCAATTTTCCGACCTGCGTTCTGTTCAGACCGCTTGCGGTTCAACTGGTCCGCAAAATCGGGATTGGGAATTTTGTCGAGTGTCGTACATAATGCACAGAATTGCTGAAACGCAAAAAGGTGGGGATATGGAAAGGGCTTTGGCTTGGTTTTCTGTGTTCTGCGGTTCCCTTGCCCTGACAGCGGGGACGATATTCCCCGACGACGAACCGCTTCCCTTCGAACGGATCCCCGCTGCAGTGTGTGTGGACCGCTTCGCATCAGGTCGCAGTTTCGATCCCCGGTGCTTCCGGTCGGACAATCCGACCAGCTACGATCACGACGCATGCGCAGCGGTTCTGGTCGAGTTTGGTTGCTGCGAGTATCGGACGGTGCGAACCTCCCGAATCGTCGTTTGCGAAACGGGGGACAGGATCGCTGAACGTCCCCGATCCCGATAAATTCCCGCCTGGCAAAAATGAAAGCCCCAGAACCGCATTTTGAGCGTTTCAGGGGCTTCGTCAAATTGACCTCTTTGAATCGTCGAATCTCAAGTCTGTCGTTCTGCACACTCTGTCACATGATCAGCTGATCGACCAGCTTTTTCGCTTTGGTCGTTTGCTGTTTCAGCTGCTGGAAGGGAAGGGGGTTCACGATCGTCCCAGACTGTCCTAGAGCGGTCGGAAAGGTCGCAAGCAGGAATTCGTCGATCGCAGTGATATTTCGCGCCAGCGCCTCACTTAGCTGCACCAGAACGTCTGTCGTTCCGTTCGTGATTTTAAACTTCCCCTGCTTGTTCACTGCCAGCGTGCCATTCGTGACTTTCATTTCGATCAGTTCATCCTGGACCAGCTTGATTTTCGCAGCGCCGAATTCGATCAAAAGGTCGTCTGTCAGGGGGAGCGCTTCATTCTGCGCATAAAGGCCGGGGAACGCGACTGCGTCCGACAGCGCGTGGGTTCGACCGCTCGGGGGGACTGCGCGCGCTCCCGAGCGCTTCCAGTCGTCCAGTGCCCGCGATGAAAATATCAGCGTGACCTTGTCGCCCTTTTTCACCGGGACGCTGATCCTGGCTGCACCAGCGCGAACCTCATAAACGGGGATACCGGGGATTTCCGGGAGCGGGACGGGTGTGCTGGGATCGTCCGCATACAGCGAACTGAAATCGGGCTGCGCGCTGATCAGTCCCGTCGTCTTATCGACCGAAATCACCGTCGCTGGGAGCATGGTAAAGACCGATCGAAGTTTCGCTTCGACCGCTTCCGCGATCACCTGGAATAGGGTAGGGGTTTGCTGCGCTCCGCGCGGTCCACTCATGGCTGTATCCCCTCGTTCTGAATTTTCCAGTCCCCCCCGTCCACGTCGCCGACAATCTTTTGACGCTGGACGACCACGTCCCCGTTAAACCCCTGGCAGCCCGATATTCGGACGGTCACGCCTGGCTGTATAAGCGGGATCAAAAAGCAGTCGAAGTTCACGCCTTTGTCGGTCTTTATCGGGGATCCGATCAAACCGCTGTTCGGTGTCAGGTTCACTATGGGACCGACGACGCCACGGGGGAACCATGTGTTTATCGTGTTATTCTGCACCGACCACTTGAACCCGAAGTCCTTCGCAAACTGGTTCATCGCGTCCGCGCTTTTTCCCCCGAGCGCCAGACCGCTTTGGATCCTGGCGGTCGAAACCGAAGGGATCGTATAGCCGCGGGCAAGTCCGAAGCTGTCCAGCACGTCCCTGATCGCCTGGTTTATCGGGAACCCCGCGCGATACGTACGGCTGATTTTGCTGTTTCGGATCGCGCTTCCCCCGTCCTCGGTTTCCAGTTTCGTGATCCAATCGGGGGAGCTGAAATAGGACTGGGAACTGGCGTCCCCGGTATGAATCACGCGAGTCAGGTCGCGGTATCCTGCGGACAGCTCAATATAGAGCCCGCGAATTGTCTCGTTTTCCTTGATTTCCGGGGGGACCGTGAACAGGTTCCTTGTGCGCTCGGCAAGGTTGAACACTTCGATCGTGCCCTTGTTCGGTTCGCCCTGGTCCTGCTTTTCAATACTGAACTTGATCCTGGCATCCTTGATCGTGAGTTCCTGGCGCGTGCGAAGGTTCACGATGCGCAGTTCACACCGTCTGAAAAAAAGCTTCGCACCTGCGGGAAGCGCGGTCGGCTGGGGGAAAGCACCGTTGCGCGCCTGGTTAAATAGATCAGCCATTGCTCACCTCTGCGACTGTCGTCGATTCGATATAGCAGAACTTCACTTCGTTCCCGAGCGTCTGGCGGTCGGGTGAGCGATCAGCGCCAGTCGTGTCGATTGCGATAAATTTCCCCGCCGGCATTCCTTCGATCATGAAACCGTCTGCCAGCAATTGCCCACCGATCACCGGCTGTCCGACCAGGATCGGAAGTTCCGACTGATCAAGCAGGTCGAATATCCAAAGTTCGCTGCGGGTGTTGTAATAGAATTCGAAGAAATAGACCGTCCCTTCCAGTTCGACCTGAAAGGAATAGTGCGACGTTTCATTCGTGACCGGGAGTTCCAGAACTGCCATGCCTTTTCAGCCTCCGATACCGGTTAAGCGCGACAGCGCAGTCGTCCCCCGATCCGTGGTTTTCGGATCAGCCTGTTTCGTAGCTTGCTGTCCCCGCGCGGTTTTCTTTTCCCCCGAGTTCGCAGCGTGCGCACCCTTTTTGTATTGCCCGGAAACGTCTGCCAGCAAAAGTTCCGCGATTCGGATATTCCGAAGCTGAACCTGGAAGCGAATCGACTTGCCGTCGCGCGCCTCCTGAGTCAGGTTTATCCCGGTTATGATCATGTTCTGGTAGATTGAGTCCTTTTTGTTTTTGAAAAAGAACGTCTGAACGGTGAAAGGCTGAAAGCTTTCCTGAATATCAAGCAGCGTCTCAAACGCAAGGCGCGGGTAGTTTTCATCGCGCGCTTCACCTTCCGCAAACCACTCCGCAGCAAGCTTGGATCCGACGCGCGATCCGACGACCGCTCCCAGGCCTGTTCCGATCAGCGATGCGCCGCCGATTTTTGTCGCAGCTCCGAGCTGGCTACCAAGGCCGGACAGCGCAGAGTTTCCGACCGATGCCAGGAACGACTGCATTTCGTCGGTCGGACTTTCACTGATAAAGCAGTCGAGGGACAAACTCAGTGGACCGACTCGCGCATGATCCGAAACGTCCGCTCCGTTTTCGACCGGTGCTTCGGTCACGGTCGCATTGCGGGACGTGACAATACTGGGAGTCGCGTCGATCACCAGCGATCCAAGCTGGGTTCGCGCGCTTTCCTTGCCGAATATGAAATTCGCTATTCCCATGGCGCTTACCTCGTTTGAGTGTCTTTTGTCGATCGACCGGTTCTGCGAATCTGTTCGTCCATGAGGGAACCAGCTTCGCGTCTGATCGTTTCCATGAGCTGTTCGGGGTTCATCCCGGTCGCGTCGATATTGAAAATGTTTTCCTGTTTCACATTCGCATAGGGACTTTCAGGCATGCCGGGAACCGTCCGGGGATTGAGCGGCGGCATTCCCAGCGCATCGCGCGATATACCCGCCAGACCTGGGAGCTGGGGTTTCCAGTCCTTCGTCGCTTCCCGCGAATCAGCTTCGTCGCTCATGAAACGCTGCGCTTTGTCTGCGATCCAACCGAGCGCGCGCAGAGGCCAGAACAGGGGAATGATCCAAGTCAGATACTGCAGGATAACCCCGAGCCAGCTGGCGACCGTTTCGAGGAACTTCGATAGCTCGGGATGCGCACGCTGGAACGACTTCCAGAATTCCTGCAGCTTTCCGATCAGGAAACCAGTGACCGATTTCTTTCCTTCGAAGTATCCCGCTATGTCGTCGATTATCAGGAACAGCGCTGCACCGATCGCAGCGAACGCCAGCGGGATCGCCAGCAAGGCAGAGTTTGCAGCCCAGCCCCCGACCGCAATTCCGGTGATCGCGGACGACAGTTTTAAAACCGCACTCGTTAAAGTCGCAAGTTTCGCCACAGTGTTAGCACCGACAAAAAGCAGGAAAGCAGCCGAAGCAAATTTGATCGCGCTTTCCACTCCCCCGAAAATATAGATCAGGCGGTCCATAACGCCGTAAAGAGTTTTCCCAAAGCGAACTGTCAGGTCGATCGCTTTCGCCAGACCGGTGAAAAACTCCGTGGCCTTGATCTTTACCAGCTCCCGATTCTGGACCAGCCAGTTCCGAAATTCAGTGACCAGTTCTGTCAGGACGGGAGTGAATTCGGAAAAGATCGTGTTCCTGAGCCCTGTCAGGACCATTTTCATGCGGTCGAGTTCGTCGTTAAAGTCGGTCCCTGATTTCAAGGCGTCGTCCCCGAGCACAAACCCCAGCTTGAAAGCTTCGTCCTGCAGTTTCCTGATCCCGTCGGCACCTTCGTTAAGGAGCGGGATCAGTTTGGTTCCAGCCCGTCCGAACAGGTCGGTCGCTAGAGCGGTTTTTTCGACACCGTCCTGCATCGGTGCCAGCCGATCAGCTATGTCGTATAGGATCACGTCTGCGTTCCTGAGTTCCCCCGCAGCGCCTTTGACCGCGATCCCCAGGCGCTTGAATACCTTCGCAGCTCCCCCCTCGGGATCGGTGCCCGCGGCTTGAATCTGATTCGAAAGGAGTCGGAACGACATTGTGATCGTTTCGAAGTCCGAGCCCGACAGCTGCGCAGCATAAGCGAGGGACTGCAGCTGGTTGGTCGTGACACCGATCGCCTGAGCGGTATCCTTAACCTGATCCGAGTAGTTGGCCGTGGCCTTGGTCGCAGCAAACAGCCCTGCGGTCGCAGCCCCGATCGCACCGACATACCAAAGCAGGGGACGCATGGCATCGGTAAGACCGCCGAACGCATCCTTCACGTCGTCGGTGGCCTTTCCGATATCCTTCATTTGCTTTTGAAAGTTCGCACCGAAACCGCTGTTCAGTGCATCCTTGAAATTCTTTCCGAGCGCAGCCACAGAGGAACGAACCCGCTGTTTGCTTCCTTCGTCCAGTTCGAAACTAAACCGTGTTAAAACCTCGCGGATCGTCGGCATGAATTCACCTTCCCTGATTCAGTGCAGCTCTGGTTTTTTCTGCAGCCCGTTCAGCATAAAAAGCGCGGGCTGCATTCCGCAGGTCCAGCGCTTCGTGGCAGTCCAGCAAGTCTTTCAGCGACCAGAACTGGTCGATCTCTGCGAGTGTCGCTACACCTTCCAGGACCGGTCGCCATTTCATTACGTTCAGGTTCAGGCGTCCAGGCTCGAACTTCGGGCCGATTTCTTCGTCGCTTGCAGTGCCGAAGAACTGTCCGAAATCGACTGGACGCCGCGTGAAAAATCCGAGTATTGCGATTTCAGGCAAGCGAAAGCGACCTTGTGAAGCAAAAAGGGTTCGCCGCGGAAGTGAACGTCGTAAACAAGGGGCTTTCCATCGACCAGGACCTGCCCGTCGTCCAGGATTTCCCGCAGACGACGCGAATATTCCTTGGAGTCGATTTTGCTGAAAAGTTTTTGAATCACCACGTCCAGGATTTCGACGCCCAGGTCCCAGTCGAACGATTCGTCCAGTTTGGAAACGTCGGTGTCCAGAACGTCTGCGAGGAACCCCTTGGTTTTCAGCGATTCAAAACCAGGCTTGACTGCGCCTCCAACGGTCTGGACCATCCAGGCCAGCATTTCAGTCGCTTTATCGACATTCCAATCCGCAAACGAATATTTGCGGCCGTCGATCATTGTGCTTTTCAGTGTTTTCATGGTGCTCTTTTCCTTTCAAAAATTCATATAACCGGTGCAGCTCGAAAAAATTATGTCGCGTCAACCGGCAGCGAACCGACGACCACGTTCATCTGTGCAATGTCGATTGCCCAGACCGTCGTGTCGATATTTTTGCTGCGCTGAATTGCCGAAGGTTTTACAACCCAAGCCTCTGAACCTTGAATCACGGTCGTTCCCGCGATTTCAGTCGCAGAGAAAACGAACTTCCCGGAATTGTCGAGTTCATCAGCCAATGCCTGGCCAGACAAAAAGTCGTTCGTCGGACTGGTGTTCATCAGAGTCAGAGTCACGCGACCGCTGCGGTCGTTCGACTTCGCACGCGCAACGTCCCCGCCAGCGCCGACCGTTTTCGTGAACGTGTCCGATGCGCGTTCGATCTGAATGAAAGTCCCGTCCGCAAACCCGGTCGCAATGTGAGCGCCCAGAATGATCACGAATTTTTTGGGATCATACGTTACAACTGCCATTCCTTATTTCCTCGCTTTCGTGAATAGAGTGTTATCGAACGAAAATCAGACGCTCACCTTGCCATTGATTTGTGTCTTGATAATGGCACCAGCCAGACGCGCTGACCAGTTGATATCGGGCAAATAGCGATCAGCCCGATTCTGCGAACTGACTTCGGACGCCAGCGGGTAGGTGACTTGTGGCGCTGGCGACGCTGCAAGGATTTTGCGACGAACAGCTTCGTCCAGAACCGACTGAACCGCTGCGACGATCACCTGAATACCGTCGTCGTCGAACGGGATTTTGTCGTTATTCACGAACTGAGTGAACACGCGGTTTTCCATGGTGAAGCGGATCCAATCAATTCCGAAAATCACGTCGATCCACTCACCCGATGCGACCTTGCCTTGCTCGTAAACGGACACGTTCGCGCGGTCGGTATAGGTGTTTGCGTTCTTTCCGTGAACTGCATTCCGCTGCGCGCTTGTCATGGGAGCGGCTGAAATTCCCGCGAATGTCTTATATGCCCACTGCACCGATCCCGGCTGTTTCGGGATAAGCAAACCGAGGGGAGCGCCAGCGACGAAGTCTGTCGCAGCGTCCGGGTGATAAAAAAGGCTTGTTCGATCGAAGTTATCACCTTTCAGAGCATAAGCCACATCAGTCGTCGAAGCGGGATCATAAACCGCAACGTCCGCACTGTTCGCAAGGAACACTTTGTAAAGCGGTTCGATATAGGCTGCGACAGCTTCGATATCAGCTTTCACTGCGCTGTCGATCGCAAGGCAATACCAGTCGTCGTTTGTCAGGCGCGCAGCGGTGATCGCTTCGACGAATGTTTCCGCATCGGGTGAGGCGTCTGCGTCGCGCCAGATAATGAAAAGCTTCGTCGGACGGATCGCCTGGCCGAAATAGAGCGTGGCAAAAGCAAGCCCGTTCGGTCCTACGTCTTCGTCCTCTGTCACTTCATCAAGGTTCGCATACTCGCGGATCTTATCAGCTCCGAAGTCTGCGCCTGAATCGACGAACGCAGCCCAGCCGAAACCAATGGTCGCGGGAACAGCACGTTCGCGGGTGATGTTAATGTTAATGATATCGTTAATCGTTCCGGCCATTGGCTTTCATGCCTCCAAAAAGAGAGTGATTTTATTCTTCAGGTCTTTCGACCGTCAAAATCGGAAGTTCTTCGACATTGCCCAGTTCACGACGCAAAAAGCCGGTGATCCCGACGCTATTGATATAGTTCTGGTCCGCAAGCGAAAGCTTTTCATTCAGAGTGAATCGGATTTCCAGGTCCATAACAGCGCGAGGGGGAAAGCTGGTGTCCTCGACTTTGGTCGTGTCGATAATTCCATTGTCACGAATCACGACGATACCGACCGTGCGCAAAAGAGCGATCGTGCTTTTTTTCGAATAATCCCACTGGACCGCAGACAGCATGTCGGTCGCGCGAACGAGCTGGGAATAGCTGTCCTTCGCGCTCACTCCCCGCGCCTTGACCGAAACCGTCGCTTCACGGTGTCCATGCAAATATAAGTTCCCGTCGCGCGCCTGGATCGTCATGTCGAACGCTCCGACCATGCGCAGCCCTGAAAGAAATTTCAGCGACAGGAAAGGACCGTCCGGCACCGGCCTGTATTGGTCCTCATCGACGACCGGGACGTTCTCGCCCGCAATGCTTACAAGCCATGCGCGCAAGGCCGTCCTGACTTCGTCCATTCGGTTTCTGACATAGCTATCGAGTATTGGCATTATGCAGTTTCCTCTTTCAGAAATACCTGCCAATGCTGCAGCGACAGATACTGATAACAGTAGGCACCGGTCACGGTGTAAAGACGCGCACCGACTTTCAGCTGGTCCGCGCGAACCCCGCGCTGTTCATCGTTTGGAAACATTTCCTCGGGGGAATAGCACACCAGATAACTGGAACGCCTTGTCAGCATTTCATCAGTGACATTCGGTGTGCGCTCGGTGATCGGCTGAATCGACGCCGAAATTCGACGGCGCTCCCGCACCGAAGCTGAATAGATCCCGTCCCGATCGTAGTTTCCATGTCCATACCGAATCAGCTCCAGGACTTCATTCCCTGAGCCCTTGCGACGAAACTTGCGGATCATTCCATTTATGCTCATTTTTTGCCGGTCCCCTGATTCACCACGTATCGAACCGCAGCCCTCATGGCTCCCGAGTCGATAAGCGGGTTTGATGAACCTTTCTTTTTGATCGTGCTGGGTGCGTTGGGTGGAACTCTTAAATCGGTGATCCGTTTCTTTATGTCGGTTTCGACGCGCAGCCCCAGGACTTCCAGACCATGAATAAGGTCCCATTCGCCGCGGTAAATCATGATCACGATTTTTTCGATAAGAGCGTTGTACTTGTCGCGGTTATCGTCCACCGCTGAACGCATGAAAGATCGTTCGGGTATGCGAACGGTCCCGTCCGCATTGTACGTTCCGAATTCGTTATAAAACGCGACTTCCGCGATCGTCTTTCCATTCGGCTCGGTGCCGGTGTCCTGGTGAAAGCCCACCGTGACATAGGGACGACGCGACGCCTGGTGAACGAAAGCTTTGAAATACATGGACTTCGGTGTTCGCTTCACCGTTGACTTAAAGGAAATATGGCGACCTTTGTCGCTGAATATTTCCTCAAGAAATTCATCGTCAAGCAATCCTTCGTCCATGGCTCGTTTCATCCCGATACAAAAGGAGTGAGCGCCAGCGTTCTGCGCAGCGCAAGGAAGGTCGAACCATAGCCCGTCGTGGCGATCAGGTCGTCGGAAGTCGGAGCGGAATAGTTCACCGCCACGTTGCCGACGCGCTCACTGGTCACGGATCCCGATGCGCTCCCGCGCTCACCCGTCGCCATAAGATGCGCAGCCATATAGGCCAGACCTGTATTGTATTTCACGCCCCAGCGCGCAGCGTTCACCCAAAGCGAAGCGACTTCCAGAAACGAGTTAACGACCGATTCGTCCTGGTCCTGAAATTCAGCTGCGATCGTGCGAAAGATTTCCAGCGCTGTTCTGTCGGCCAGTGCCATTAGCTGATTCCTTTAGGTGTGTGCGCAGGTGCCGGCGTGTCGGAGTCGCCCTTGCGAATGTCCTTTTCAGTTTTCGCCATTTCCCGCGCACGCAGTTCCTTTTCGATATAGTCGATGCGGTTTTTCAGCTCGGTGAGCACCAGCTTGCGTCGCTCACCTTTCTGCCAGCCACGTAAAGTTTCGGCGTCGTTTGTTCTGCGAATCACCGCAATCGCGTCCTCTGCCTTGCTTAGGCGCGCGATCGTGCTGTCGCCAGAATCGAATTCGAGGGAGCTGTCAGGCTTTTCCCGCTGAAAGTTCATAACCTCAAGCGTGCCCAGTTCCAGGTCGCGCTTTACGCCACGGATTTTTGAAATTTCTGCCCAGTCGTCGTGTTCAACTTCATTCACTCCGGGGATCAGAACGATATCCTTCTGGGTGCTCGGAACCGTTACGTTATAAAGGTTTGGCAGTTTGTAATCGACGATCACTTTGTCGGACATGGTCGGTGCTCTTTTAGGAAAAAGGGTTTCTGAAACTGAGGCTCAAGCAGTATGAAACCGACTTGAGCCCCTTACGACAAATCACAGAAAATTTAACTCACGAAAGGAGCGTTTGCTTTACGCGCCGATATCGTCGGTTTTTGCCTGAGACAGCGGGTAATAAAGCAGAACGCCACCAATACGCTCATGGCAGTAAACCTCGAAAGTGAGGCCTTTGGGCTGCGGCGGGAATTGCTCGAATTCCTGCGGAATTTCCAGCGTGAACTTTTCGGGGTTTCTGTCGTAAGCAATGGCGATATCGTTCGCCAGCGCGCCGCCCGAGTTCGAAGCTTTCATTTCATTCAGATAATCCACCGAATCAATTTCGGGGTTATTCATCATGAAAAATTCCAGGATCGTCGTGTCGGACGTGGTCGAACGTGGTGTCGAACGAAGCTTCAAAAGGTATTCGTTCGGCATCAGCATAGTGTTCGCCTGCTCACGACCGAGCGACTGCGTTGCGACCTTTTGGAAAAGCATATTCAGGTCGGTGATGATCTGATCGGCGGTCGTCGTCACGTTCAGCCAGTCACCAGTGGTCAAAGTCACGTCGGGAATGTTGGCGTTATTCAGCCAGCCGGTGAGGTTATAGATATCAGAACCGAAAAACGCGATATCACGTTCCAGTTCCATGATCGCTTGTTTCGCCACGTTCGCTTTCCGTTGCTGCAGGGGCTTTCCAGTGCGCTGCGCTGCACGGATTTCCTGAACGGAATAATCGTAGCTGTCACCAAGGGAGCGCACTTTGGAAGTGTATTCCTTCCCGCGCAGCTGGACTTTGGGGAAGTCGTTCGCGTAGTCGCGGACGATTTTCGCCATACCGATCCCGTCGTAGCTTTCATAGGTGATCGTTTCAGCTGCGGGATCCGCTTCGAAGGAAACCGGGATCACCTGCCTTTGTTTGAGGAACGGATACACCTTATCGTAGGTGCGCGACTTGATGAATTCCAATTCACGCGCGAAGAACACGGACTCATTCGCGTCAAGGTTTGCGAATCTTTTTTTCATACCTGAAAAACTCCCGAGGTATTGTTAAAACCAATCTCTTAAAAGGGAAGCGAAAATCCTTTTCGAACCAGAACCGGGAAGGGGCTGTCAGTCCTTAGCTTGCTGTCTCAGTGAAAACAGCTTCGGCAAGGATCCGGGTGGTCGGATCGGTTTCAGTGAACACACGGCGCACCTTCAAACCGGTCGTGATATAAGCGACAGGAGTTCCGCCGCCGTCGTTCGCGTTTTTGCTGAACCGACCGGCGTTTACTCCGCTCGGGACCAGATAAAGGGTATCGTCTGCAGCTGCAGTGCTGGACGGTTCCAGAACCACCCACACGGCACCTTCGACCATTACGTTCATTGCGTCTTTTTCAGCGTAGCCTGGAACGTCGGTTCCAGACGCGCTTTCGATCGCATGGGTGAGCATGGCGACACCGGCGAACTTTTGCACGTTCGACGTGGGAAGCTTGCCCTGCTTTTCCTTGTTCGTTCCAGGCACGATGCCATAACCGAAGGGGATACGGCCGCCCTCGGCTGCGAGTGTGCGCACTCTGCGGGTGGAAGCTTCGGCGTCCTGGCCTGCCCGCGCCGTGTCCATTTTCATACTGATCGAAGTTTGCATAAAACCTTCACTCCATAACCAAGGTTTAAAATAAAAACAGACCTGCTTTGCAGCGCGTTGCAGGTTTACTTGCGCAGGTTCTCACGGCTGAAACCAATGGGTTTCTGCCATGCTTCCGCATCAGCGCGGCGTTTGTCCTCACGGATCTGTTCAGCTGTGCGCTTGTCCTCGCGCTTGTTCTGCGCCTGAGCGCGACGACGCTGAATGTCGTTTGCTTCCTTCACCGAACCGCTGTCCTTGTTCGACGATTTTTCGTCACCGTCCATTTCTTCTTCTTCACCTTCCATTTCCTCACCGCCGCCGTCCCCTTCGTCGGCTTTGGCAGTGTTCAGGATATGATCGACGCGCGAGTCGATATAGTCGTCCGACTTGTTTTTGTCGTCGAACTTCGCGTCGAACTTTTTGATCAGCTGGACTTTCAGGTCGCGGTCGCTGAGCGCGGTATAGTCGATTTCCACGCCTTGCGCATCAGCGCGGGGAAGGAATTTCGTGACACTGCCGATCAGCTTGACGCGCGCCTGGACTGCAGCATTGATCGCCTGAGCGTCAAGGCGCTGGCTTTCAGCTGCTTTCAGTTTTTCCGCAGCCGTGCGCAGGTCCGCGTCCAGCGCATCAGCGCGAGCCGTTGCTTTCGTCTCGTTCGACTTCGCTGCAGCCAGTTCCTTTTGCAGGTTTTCGATGGTTTCAGCGTCGGAGCGCAGCCGCTTCAATAGAGCCGACTCAACCGCTTCGGAAACCTTGTACTCGACACCGCCCAAAGAAATTGTCTTGTCCATTCGTTCATTTCCTTTCCGTTGTTTTAAATCTGCGGCACTCAGGAACGAATCGAAACGGCATTCGCGCAATTGATCGGCTGAGTCGATCTTTACGCGAGCACCTGGACCGGCGCGTCCTTTAGTGACCAGTGCGACGTGATTATAACGAATCCCACGCTGGATCGCGTCGTAGCGCTCACCTTCGAAATATCCTGGCGTGAATTCAAGGTCGAGTTCATAGCCCGCGCTGATTTCCTGCTTTCCCGCTTCCATGTCGCTGATCGCTTTGTCGTCGATCAGAGTTCCAGTCGAAGCGATGAAATTGTCAGCGCGGGAAACCGATTCACCGGTATATCCGACAGCGTACTGTTTCGCGTTCTGAGCGTTCAGGAGTTCAGGCGGGTGATCGTTCGTGATCGGTATGGCTTTCAGGGTTTCGAGTGAATCAGCTGCGAAGCACTCCGACTCGGGACGATATTCCCTCCACTCTGTTCCATCGTCCAGCCTATAGATCAGAATTCCAGACCGAGCGACTGTCATGTCGAAGCGCGCGAAACCGTTGTCCAGTCGGCGCAAGGGGCCTGGCATCATTCGATCGGTTCGAAAGCTTTTCATTAGAAGGTTCCTAGTGGGGCTTGGTTTCCCGAATCATAGCGACAAACTTAATACTAATACAATCGCATTTTCGCGGGACAGACGCCAGTGGTCAAGCAGCTTTCGAGGTTTTCGACAGGAATGAAAAACCCCCGATCGTTCTGAAAAGTTCGACGGGGGAATTGAACGAGGCAAATATCATTCGAAGTTTCAAGTCGGGTTTGGGCTTTCGTTTCATGGCAGAAAAATGAAGTCCCGACCTGCAGAAATTTGCATTCGTTTCATAGCTGAGTTTTTTCATCAGCGCAAGCAGGTCTATTATTCCATGCGGAAATCGCGCTCCATTTCACTGATTCTGGCAGCTGTTTTTTATCGGTAGGAAGCGCATCCAATTTCCAGCTGAAAACCTTCGATCGCGCAAGGCAGTTTTCGCACTGAACACAGATACGGTGTTCGATGAATTTTGCAGCCTGATTTCTGTTATCGGAAATATATGCTGGTCCACCACAGAACGGACAGTCTTTCAGATTGGGATTTCGACGGGGCAATTCCGGGGGGTTTTCCAAGGCGCGCAGTGACTCGGTTTCACTGAGCCCCTGTTTTCCACCTTCCGCAGCTCCCATAAGAAACATAACAAGCCAGTCCCTTAGATCGCTGAAATCAGCTTCACCGTTTTCGACTCGCTTTTTCACTTCCGAAATTGCCATGTCAGCGACCTTGGAAAACCCGCGCTTCACTGACTCGAATTTTTCTTCACTCGGTTTCATCTATTAAAAGGTCCTCGATTACAGGTTCAGCATAGCACCGACAGCGAATCGGAATTCCCGGGGCCCCTTCCGGTGCAACGGGACCGTCGTCCTCATTCCAGTAAAAAATCTTTCCTTCCAGGCGACGATGCGTTTCCCTCACTCGTTCGTCAAGGGACGTTCGCCAGCGATAGCGCCCCAGTCCCAGCTTTTGCTGGCGCTGGCGGGTGATCTGTCCGTTCAGCTTTCCGATCTGATCAGCTGCAAGCAGGTCGGCGCGCGCCTGGGAACTGAGCCCGGTCGCTTGCAGTGTCTTTCGATCCGATGCGCTTTTGAAGTTATCAAGGATCCCTTTTTGAATCGACTCGGGACGCAGCCCCGAGCGAAACCCGTCCAGCACCTGTCCCTTGATTCGTGTCAGTTCGTCCGTTCCCATTTTCGTTATCAGCTGGACGTTTTCACCGGTCCACGTTTCGACCGCCTGAGTGAGTTCCTGGTTTCCCGCCAGAATGTCCACACCCAGGACCTTTTTCACGTTCGCCGCGGTCTGAACCTGATTCGATTTATCGACCTTCCTGGCATAGTCGCGCACCTTGGGTTTCTGGTCCTCCACGCGCTTTCCAAAGCGCACCAGGATATTGAGGAACAGACGGTCCAGGTCGTTCCCGAAGTCGTCAAACGCCTTGCTATAGATCGTGCGCTTGAACCCCTGGCGGTCGTCCAGCGTCGTGAACAGCGTCGGGGGAGTGTCGTCCTGCGTTGCACGGTAGTAGTCGCGCAGGTATTCGAGGTTTGGGAATAGGTCGGTCTGCAGGTCTGCGACCAGCGATGCGATCAGCGTCCGACAGAAAAGCGCATACTGCTTTTCAACCATGCGGGGATACCGATAGGCCGACTGTTTGGGATATCCCCGAACCTTCGCAAACTTCGTCTGTGTCTGTTTGGGACTTACTGCCATGTTATTCCCCAGCCGTTCATTGCAGGTTATGATTGAACGCATCGACTCCTTTTCGGACGTGCGCTGGTCAAACGAGAATTTCCCTTGTTTTGCTCTTGAAACAACAATCCTCATCGAAAAATCCCCGATCAATTGCGACCGGGGATTTTGTTTTCAGGCTGCTTTTCCTTCACCGTCTGTCGGATCGGGTTCGCTCGGATCCGGTTCCGGTTCAGCGGGTTCATCGACCGGGAGCGGGGCCCCTTCCTCAAGCGCGCGATCATAAACCAGCTTGGTTTCGAAGCTGTATTCGCCTGAGCCATAGCGCGACTGCGCGATTTCCTCGGCTGTCACGACTCCATTCGTGATATTCATATTGTCGATTTCGGCCTGGAGTTTCTGATTCGCCAGAATCACCGACTGCGGTTCCTGATAAAGCGGTTTGAATTCGATCGACCAGTCCTTCGGTTCCACACCCTTTGTCGGTCCTGACTTGTCAGCGAACACCAGTTTCAGGAACTGAACCAGCTGCGGTTTCAGTTTCGTTTCCTGGCAGTTCGAAACGCGATCGTAGTAAACGCGCATCTGAGCCTGGCCAGCTTCACCGAGCGACGCGCCTGGCGCTTCACCTAAGAGCACGTTATGCGGGTATTCCGAGCTGGCGACCATGCGCTTTTCCTGGCGATCAAGCAGTTCGGGCAAGCCGGTGACAGGCGTCGCCTTGCGCTCGAATTCCTCTTCTTTCCCTATGATCACCGAGCGCAGAACGGAGCGACAGTAATCGACAAGGTCGATGCGCGATTTTAAAAGCGCTTCCCCGTCCTCGCTGGACATGATTTCGTGCAGGTTTTCGATCTTAAAGACGGGCTGCGCGAAGTCAGTGACCAGAACGCTGGCGCTGTCCTGTCCGACCGAATAGTTCCGAATCGAGTTCCAGCGCTTGTTCAAAATCGAATCGTGCCAGTATCCGTTTTCGATGAACAGCTGGCGGGGCAATGTTTCCCCGTCGAATCGAATCAGGCGCGACGCATGAATCGTGACACCCGACACGACGCGCGGTGCATTCGATTCTGCAGCGCTGACAGTGATCGGACGACCGGTGTTCTGCGACCGTCGATTTCGAATCGCGGTGTCCTGCATGTTTTCGACGTTCCCCGTTCCGACACCGTCGGGGGTTAACATATATGTTGCCGGCATTCCATAACCAGGCTTGAGGGGATCGCTTTGAATGTCCTGATAGCTGAGTTCCCAGCGCGTGAATTCAGTCACGTACTTGAACCCGTTAATTGAAGCGGGGTTCAGAGGGAGCGCAAGCGACGATGCACCGTCGTTCACGACCGGCATCAGAGCTGAACCGCCATGCAAGCGCGCGTTTACCAGTGCCTGCATGAACAAAGGTTTCCAGTTCAGAGTATTGTCGAGGTATTTCATAAAGTCCTGCGTCTGTTCCTCGGACCAGTCCGCGACCTTGATTTCGAAACCTTCCCTCACCATGTCCTCTGCGATCATGGTGACTTGCTTCGCTGCGATCGGATCCGCTGCAAACATGCTTTCAGCGTCGCGCTGCGGAAGGGGTTCATATTCAATTTCTGCAGCGACGTTCTTATCTTTCCCAGCGACGCCTAGATTCGTTAGCTTGTTCACCCACCCGTCGGCTCTGTGAATCGCCTTTCCCATTCGACTCAGCATCGTTCTGATTTTGCTGTCTGCCCTCGGTTCCGGTTTCCCTGATCCCCCCTGGCGGGTATTTGCGGCCACGTTCGTCACGGCTTTCCCTTCCCAATAGTTTGCGCAAGTAGTGATTCTCGCCCTTGCTTAGATATTCCAGCGCCTGAGTCATGGCGTCAACCTGATCGTCGTTTTTGCCTTTCGGAAACAGACCTATCTCACGTTTGAACGCGGCCACGTCAAAGCGCGCGATCTTTTCATCGGGAACCCAGACGTTCCCCGCTTCAATTTGCGGGCTGACAGCCTGCAAGCGGACTTCCTTGCTGTCCTTCGGGTAGACCGCGACGACGCCTGGAACCTCAAGCTGAATCGTTTCGATAATTGCTTCACCGTTCGCTTTTGCTTCGATCACCTTCGCGGTCGCGCTCGGATACTTGATAATCATTTCGATCAGCATGTCGATCGTTTTGTTTATCCCCCATCGTCCCAGCAATTGATCGACGATGAACTTTTCAATTCCGATGCGTCCCCATACCTGAATCGAAACAGGATCGGATTTATCCGACTCCTTGAAATTGGCATCGACCGAAATGATCAGCTGGTCGAAGCGGTCGGGCATGGTGTGGTAAGTCTTAAACCATGCGGGGTTCACCATATTCCCGCCGTCGCTGTTCGGCTTGCCCTGATAAAGCGCGTTAAAGATCGCGGAACCAAGGTCGATCTTAAGGCGTCCGAGGAACTTCGCGTCGCCTTTCCAGTTTGCCCAGAGGGGGAGCCCTTTTTCCTTCCGGGGATCGTCCGGGTGCATGCGCAGTTCTTTATCGTCGGGATCACTGAGCGCAGGGAAGTTCATAACCTCCCATTGGCTGGCACCTTCCACGTTTTCAGACTGGTCGATCAGATATCCCGCAAGGTCGTCCTGGTGCCAGCGTGTGTGCATCACGATAATGTTTGCGTTCAGACTGCAGCGAGTCATGGCTACCGCATTAAACCACTCGACCATTTTTTTTCTATACTCGGGGTTCATCGCATCCTGCATATCCTTGATCGGATCATCGACGATGAACAGCGGGTTCGCGCTCTTACCGGTCGTAGCCCCGCCTATACCCGTTGTGTAAAGGTATCCCCGTTCGCTGGTATGGACTTCCTTTTCGGTTCGCTTCGCTCTGACTTCCGGTGCGATTTTCACTTCGGGAAAGATCGCGCGATAGGTGCCCGACGCCATAACCGCCTGGCATTCCCTATTGAAACCGTTCGACAGCTCGGCTGCATAGGACGCAGCTATGATTTTCGCTTTCCCCTTCGTCTGTCCCATGAGCCACGCAGGGAACAGACGACTGATCAGCTCCGATTTTCCATATTGCGGGGGAACTGTAATGATCAGGCGCTGTCCCTGTTCACGCGCCAGGCGAGTCAGGCGGTCGCAAATTATTTCATGGTGAAAGTTCGCGCTGAAGTCTTGTTTGATTTCGTGAACGAATTCGAAGAAATCGTCGCGCGCAGCTTTGAGGTCTGCAGCGCGAAGCGCACTAAGCAGTTCCTTGGGATCGTCTGCCATTGCGTCTTTCCCTTCGCTTCAGGCGCGCTTCGATTTCAGCTTCGATTTCCTCGGGAGTTCTGTCGTCCAGCTGGGGAGTGTCACCGGAACCGGTGTCGATCTTATCTTTTTGCCCGCAGTATTGTTTGCCCAACCATATAAGCATCGTGACATTGCCGTCCACGACACCTTTTTTCCACTGCCGGCGTCGGATGGAAATTTTACCGTATTCCCGCTTTTTAGCGGAAAGCTCGGAAAATTTGATCCCGTAGTGTTCGACCACGCGCTTTTCCAGCGTCTTTTGGTCGCACTCGAAAAACATCGCGCATTCCTCAAGTGTGCATTGCATCTTAAGGAGCGATTCGAGGCGCTTGAATTCCTTTTCGTCCGTTGGTCCCTTGATTTTCGGTCCGCGTCTGGCCATGTGAAAACCTCCCTCGGTTTCACTATGCCTTAGACCGTAGGCGGAAACCAGCCTAGACGGGTGTGAATTCGGTAGTTATCGTCTGGCAGACACCAGGGCATTCCACACTTAACGCATTTCATGGGAGCGCCGCGGCGAATCGAATCGCCCTGAAAGTGACCGCTGGTTATCTGTTCATCGAAGCGCAGTTTTTTTACGACGTAAGCAATATGCGCCTGGCAGTGTGAATTGGGGCAGGTGATTTCCATGCCTATATCAAGGTATGGTTTCCGCATTGGGTCCATACCGAATTTTCTGGGAGTGACCATAACAGCCAAACCCTTGCGCAGCTGCGCGTCGTGTTCTTCGACGTGCTTTTCGATTTGCGGCATCATGCGCTTGATTTCTTCAGGCGTCGCCTTGCGGAACCCCTTCGGTATTTTGCTTTGGTTCTGGTCCTGATTCATATTCGCTTAGTTCCTCAACCTTGATAATCATTTCATGCGTCGCAGCGATCAGCGCTGCAGCTTCGGCCAATTTAACCGCAGCCTGGGACCTGATTTCCAGCGCTTTTTGAACAAGCGTCTGGTGCCCGCTTGCGACAGGAACGCGCAGCGAATTAAAAAGGTCGGTCTGCATCAGTGCAAGTTTGTTCAATAGAGCATAGGTCGGAGCGCTGTCGGTTTTCTTCACCGGAAACACTCAGCCACCAGACACACCAGCGCAGCCAATCCCATGGACTCGAAGGGCTTCGGAGAGTAGGCTGCAGTGCCGACGATCACACCTGCATAGCACAATGCCTTTACGGTCTTTTCCATAATCCAGCGACGTTTTTTGCGTTTGCGTTCATAGGAAGTGTTCTGCAAGGTCGAAAACATATTCAGATACAGCGCATCACTCACGATCTAAACCCCTTAAAAAAGCGTTCGATATCTTGTGAGCCGATCCCTTGGGGGACAGGCTGAATACGTTTCATTGGCTAAGTGAAAAAACCTTATCACCGGGACGCAAAAATTTCCAGCGCCTTTGCAGCGACTCGCAGTGTTTGGATCAGGATTTCAGCTATGGGATTTGCCATCGCAGCAATGGCGATTGTGATAATTACGACGCGCTTTAAGCGTCCTTCGGGAATCTTATCCACGCGCTTGCATCCTTTTTCAGTTTGCGGGCCACGCCTTTTTAGATCATAGCCCGTCGTCCGATGCAGCGCCAGTGGGCCTATTGATCGGTGTCGTCCTCTGCGGGTTCTTCGTCGTCCGGGAGCTGAAAGAATATGCGCGTGAGCGCAAGCGCTGTTTCGCTGTTCACTCTGTCTTTTGAATCGAATTCCTTGAACACACAATAAATGTGTTCGACAGTGTCTTTGTCAGACTGCGAAAGTTGCATCGTTTTTGCTCCGGGTTGATTCAATGGAAAATCATATCTGAATTCGGATCGACCAATTCACTCAGAAACACCAATGCAGCATGAATAGCGGAATTCAAGGAATGAATCATGGAAGGAATTCGACGGGAAATTATGTTTGAAAGTTTGGAAAGCATGCGCATGTGATTTTCGTTTCGTCGTGTGAAGGTGTCCGATACTGAACGTGCGGGAAACCTGAACGACTTCATGCTAGCAGAGGGGGATGCGTGATACAATAGGGCCTTGCGGTCCCGCTCACGCGGACTTGCATGAACCCATTTTCAGTCCTGGTCGGTCTGCGCGCGCTGTTTAGGGTGCTCTTTTCAGCCTCGCAGGTTCCCCGACCAGGACTTCCATCCCTCAGTTATAAGCCTGACTTTTCATCAGCGAAACGAACGATGCGCGATTGCGCTCCCTGATAACCTCATGGAAGTAAGCTTCGGCTGTTTTTCTTTTGCGTCCTTTCGCCACAGCGACGACAGCGCGGTTTGTCCAGCCTGGTGCGACCTTCGGGACCTTGGAACGTGGGTTCGCGTGGTCAGCACGATACGCCGACCTTGTTTCGCATCTTTCGGGACAGTGTTCGACGACATAAAACTGGTCTGCAATTTCGACAAGAAAAATACCGATATTTTGCCTGACAATCTGCGGTGCGTTTTCCATCGCTTTTCAAGCCTTTCAAGCCTTGCCTGAATTTTTCGCCCGTACTGCATATCTAAACCCCCAGTAGTTTTTCCAGACCTGTTCCAGTGCTTCCATGTGCTGTTCAACTTCGTCGGGATCGGTCCCTGCAAAACTGAACCGCGCTTTGAACGCTGAAAGATTGGGGGACGAATGTATATACTCTTTCAGCTTGGAAAAATCCCCACTGAAAAAGGTCGATAAAACATACTCCAGGTATTGAGCCCCTGAAAGCTTCCGGTCCTCGGTGTCGGGGATGAACTGCGTCGCGGACTGGACCGCCAGCGGCGCGTTCGGGTTCAGCTTGGTATCCTTGCCCGGAATTCCCTTCGCCATTACTGAATGAATATAGAGCCAGCCGCCTGGCACTTTGACTCGCTTTAGACTTTCCGCGCTGACTTCGGTCGTGTTGAATATCAGGTTCTGCGCCTGGTGCTCGGCTATTGTTATGTCCCGCTCCCGCAGGTATTCCGCTTCCCATGCTGCATAGCGGGTTTCGCGCTCAAACTGACTCAGCTCCTGCGCATAAGCTTCGGTGCCAGCGACAGCCAGCAAATTGAAGTCCATTTTCTGAGCCCAGTTGGACTTGAGTTTTTCCAGTTCGGTTCGGTCCATAGTTTTCCTCTTAAAATTCCGACGTGGTTTTTATACCATGCTGGGATTAGATAACATTTCAGCCCGAGGAATAGCATGGAAAACGACCTGGAAATTCAGGACCAGACCGCCGAAGAAGAAACCCCCAAGGCGAAAGCTGACAAAGTCGAAAAGGAAAACCCTACGACTTTCGTTGCCTTGATTCGCTATAAGCAGGGGGACCTGGAAAGGGACGGGTGGGTTATTGATTCAAACAAAGGGAAGTTTCAGGAAAAACTTTCCGATCCGAGGGTTCTGGAAGTTCACCATATCTTTAAAGGTAAAAAGGTTCCGTTTGCTTTGAAGAACGTAGTCTGGTTTTAATGGGAGCATTCCGAACGATAGTTTGGAAGGTTTAAATCATCTAGTTCTGAGCGACCGAGGAAACCTAAAAAGTTCCCCGGTCGTTTTTCTTTCAGTAGTCCTCTGCGGATTTCCCGTCGTAAAGCTTGCAGTGCTGACAGCTCTTATCATACCAGGCCATGGGATCACCGTCCGCACTCCCAGGCATGAAAGGCGGTCGTCCTGCGGTCGAAGGGGTATGCGGGGGACGCATCCCGGAACCGCCTGGGGTACTCTTTTCGATCGCACGCTGCGCGCGTTCCTGGCTTTCCCCGCCATTGGTCACGGCATCAAAGCAAGCCTGGTCGTTCAGAGCGCATTGCTGTTTGACGTAGTCGATTCGCTTTTGAATGTCGCCCTTCATTTCGTTCACCTTGGTTATGCAGACACCCGACCAGACCGAGCATGCTGCGGTGAACAGTTCCTTGAACTTTTGAAGCTTCGACGCCATTGCGGTACAGTAGACAGCTCCACCACTGCATGCAGCTGCGATATATTCCAGCTGCGCCTTTTCGGTTTCCTTCCGCGCGATCCACATAGATTCGGGGTGGTGTTCTTCGGCAACGTCCCGAGCCCTGGCATAGTCCGCCTGGACTTCCTCGGTCACGTTCCGGTCGATCGTCCCGAGGTATGCGCCTGTGTCCTTCCTATACATACGGAACCCCCAGTCCGTTGCGCCTGTCACTGGCTGGGGGTTTACTGACTCGCATCGGATATAAGTGTCGCCCTGGCAGACCTGCCTTGCAGCGACGATCAGGTCCCCTGCAGCTGCAGCGGTCCATTCAAGGCGCTTCGGGAGCAAACCCGAAGGGATCGCCTTGGAAGGTTCGGGCAATGGCCAGACCGATAGGGGACCGTCCAGACCTAAATCCGGTTTGTATGGCTCACGACCATACAGTAGGGAAGGGAGCAAGCAAACGACAGCGACCAGTCGTTTCATTTGCTTCGCTCCGATTCGAGTTTCTTCGCGCGTGCGTCAAGGTATTCCTGAACCCCAGCGCGATCGTTCGCAGGTCCCCATACATATTTCAGGTAAACGAACCAGCCGGTGATCCCGAGGACGACGACGAACACTGATCCGATCGCCATGCGTTCCACACGCGAGGACCTAAAGGACCGGTCCAGTAGGGTTTCAGGCTTTCCCGAGCGCATGCGGGACAGTTGAGCCATGGCAAGGGCAAACATGGGGAACCATGCGTCCACCCAGGTCCAGCCCTGAAACAAACCGATGAACCCCAGAACGACTGCGCCATACCACAGATAATGAAATTCGAACTTCATAGGGGATTTTCCTCACTTGATTCAAAAGGTTTAAAACTCAGCTGCAAGGTCCGCAGCTTTTCATCTAGTTTTTTATCGAAGCACTTTTCACATAAAAGGTCCCTGCTTGTCACTGGCGCAATGCCATAGGGCTGCATCAGTGTCCAGATTAGGTGCGCGTCGTATATCGCATTCGCTTGACTGATCGTCAATTCCTTCGCGCACTCGGGACACTTCATAGCTGGCCTTTCGTTCCTGGGTGATATTTCCAGGCACCATAAAGGCCAGCGCTGAATGAAGCAAGCCTATTTCAAAAGCACTTCCAGAACCGCTTTCAGCTGCGGGAGCGGAAGGTTTTTGATTGAATCGCGTCCCATCTTTATGCGGTCCTCTATTGCGATCATGTCCATTCCAGCTTGGATTTTCATGTCGATCGCCTTGTCAATTTTCGCAAGCCAGTCCGCGCGCTTCTTTTCCTCGGTTTCCTTGGCACCCTTGGCGTTCAATTCGGTTACGTTCGTCGCGTCCTCACTGATAAAGTCGGGAAAGAAATCCTCGCGCGATGCCTGTTTGTCTTTCAGCGAATTGTATATTCCATACAGTTCAGCGAATTCATCCTGATCGACCTGATCGTAGGAATGTTTCAGGCGCTTTTCGATCATTTCTTTTGTGACACCCAGCTTGTCGAACGCGACCAGCATATTCCGCAAACGGATTTCCCAGGGCTGTTTCCCGTCGCCTTTGGCGATCACCTGTTTCGCTTTTTCCACCACGTCTGCGACTATGTCGTCGGGGATCATTTTTTCCATGCACGATCGCATGTTTCTGGTCGCAATGTTTGCGATCTTTTCCGCTATGTCGCGTTCATCGGTGAGTTTCTTCGGTCCCTGGCGTGTGTCGCGGGTGTGGTTCACAGTGAACGTCCGCTTGTGTCCGTTGTTTGCTTCCAGGTCGATGCACCAGGCCTGGCAGAGGGAATAACCTTCGAAGCGCTGCAGTTCAGCCCAGTCAAAGTCAAGGTTCCGAAAGTGTCTGGCGATCATGGTAATCACCTTGATCGAAGGACCAGTGACCGTCTGTCCCCCGCGAGGGAACGCATAGGTCGCCATTGCAGCAAGCGACGGTCGTTCGATTTCTTTCATCGCACCGGTATAGCACTGCATCATGTCGCGCGGACGCTGGAACGACTGAACGATCCTGGCCTGTATCTGTGCAGCTGCAGCGCGCGCAATAGCTTCCCCGATCATATTTTGCTGGGAGTTCTGCAGCTGGCCAGGCGTCGATTCGATAACCTGAACTTCATTCGTGTTAAACATTATTCGATTTCCTTCGCTGGGATGAATTCGACGTTCGGACTTTTGACGATCGACGCGAGTTCACAGGCCAGTTCATGGTCCGCTTTCATTTCGTCGTCGTGTCTTTCGGGGAGCGGACGCAGCGCTGCTTTGAGCGCGATCAGGTCCCATTCATATTTGGTTCGGATGAATTTATGCGCGTGAATAGCATGGTGATCAGCTGGCTGCTTAAACTTCGGTTCGGTCTTTTCCGAATACTTGATTCGAACCTGCCATTCGTTCCCGGTGAATTTCTGAAAGTCGTTCGACTGCAGCGCATAAATAAGCTTCCGTTCGATTTGCTTCGCTTTCGACCTGTATCCCTTCGCGCGCTTGTCCCAGGCTTTTGCGCGGGTTTCGCTTTCCAGCGCCAGAACTTCCAGTCTGTCGATCAGCGACTTGTAATCGTCGATCTTTTCACGACTGTCCAGCATGAACTGGTCGATCATGTCGGGATCAAAGTCGTTCAGTTCGTCGTCGTGCTCGGTGATCGCTTTCAAAATGAGCCTGAGGGGACTGGCTTTCGTCGGTATTAGTTGAGTTTGAGTTTCGATCATATTGCGATTTCCAGTTTATGTTTGCGTTTAGGACCAGTGCGCAACCTAAGATTTCTTTCCAGACAATTCCGAACTACGTCGGCTTCGCTCACACCGTCTTTTTCCGCTATTTGCTTGAGTTTCAGTGTCAGCCGAACGGGTATCCAGAAATTTTTGCGTTCCATTGGTTCACGTTTTTTTGACACAAGCTTTTACTCCAATAGTTAAACCGTGCGTAATTCATTAGCACACCCACAGAGCCACGAAAAGCCCCATTATCAAGGGTTTGAAGAAAATACGGATGCGTATATATGCAGGGAAAAGAGCGCTCAATTTTTAGCTTGCGCGAGAATCAAACAGCCGCTACTGTCGCGCTCGGTGAGGGGGTTCTTCGCCAGTTCGAAGCGGTTCCAATGCGTCCGTTTTTCGCTTCGAATAAAGGTTTCAGGAGCCATGAACCCCAGCTTTTTTTAATTTGCTAGAACCACGCGATAGGAATTTCGCCAGTATTGACTGAACAGACTTCGCAAATTTGGTTTGGCTCTTGAGTGAACCAGCAAAAATTTTGTCGAAAGCTTACCTTGCCGATCAGCTTGTTCGCGCATCGACAGAAATACCAGCGAAAGAGTTCCTGGGAAAATTCCGAGTTCTTCTAGGTCAGAGGGGAACTAAGGTTCAAAGGTAAAGGTCAGTTTCGCGTTGACCATGTTTACCCTTAAATCCCCCGCTTTTTTGCACTAGGCAAGCGGGGGATTTCTGCGTTCGGTGAAAAAAAATCGGTCCCAGTGCGCAATGCACCGGAACCGATAACAATAGGAATCGCCCTAGTGGGGGATGGATGAACCCCCAGCGCGATCAGGGTTAGTATAGCACCCAGGCTAGCTTGATTTCTTCACTTGCTGCTTTTCTTTCAGCTGCAGCGCGTGTTCCCCGAGGACGACGCGAATATATTCGAGGAACGTCAAACCCTTCCTTTCTGCTTCCTTTTCCAGTGTCGCTGCGATCGTGTCCGCTATGTACGTTTTAATGAGCGTTTGCTTTTTGACTACCATCCTAGATCGTCCTTTCGTTTCCGCACTCATTACAAATTGCAGCGCTCTGATCGTGCGTTTCAGTAAAGCGCTGTTCCGTATTGCAGGAACCGCAGAACAGCTCGTAAGAGTTCCGCAGGTCCTCGACAGTGTGAATCGTTTCCAGGTCGATCATTTTCGCAAGCGCGGTCTGGAACGTCGCCTTGCGGGGGAGCATATAGAGTTCCCCGGTGGACTTGTTCTTCAGGCAGAGGGGAGCGAATTCCAGTGTCCAGTTCGTATAGCCCAGGCCGTATGCTGCGCGCTCAAAAAGTTCCTTGGTCTGGTTCCGGGTATTGTCTTTCATGCTTGATCCCCTCATGCACTGTTCAATACCCCTATCGGTATTTTGACGGGAAACTTTAGGACCTGGACGGTACTTTTTTTTCCCTGTCCAGGACCTTGACAGGTACTTTTTTTTCCCTTCCCGGTACTTTTCCGCTCAAGTTTTCGCCTGACTTACCGATAAGGATATTGTAAGCAGCGCGGGGGAACCCGCAGAACCCTTGTCCTGAAAGGAATTGCCAATGAGTGTCAGCCTGGAAATAGCAAAAACGATCCAAGCACAAATAGGTAAGCAAATTCTGTGGGCTATCGGATGCCAGAAAATGATGGCACTGAACGAAACGGAAAATCGCCTGGGTGGGCTGCAGTTTCAAGCTTCGCTGTTTGGCAAATTCCGCTGCGTCGTGACCGTGGAACTGAACGGTCGGGACACCTACCGGGTGAAGCTGACAAACCCCAGGACTGGCGCTCTGATCAAGGAAGTAGGGGACGACGTTTATGCGGACGTGCTCGGGGACCTGATCGAAGAATCGGTCGAACAATACTTCGCAAGCAAACGATGAACAAACCGAGGAACCCCCGCAGAGGGGGTTCCCTTTGAACTTAAAGGAAAGCAAACAATGAAATTCATGATTCAGGTGAAGAACAGTCTGGCGAACCACACGACCGAAGTCAAACCCCACCACACGAAAGTCGTTCACACGATCGTCGATCTATTGAAAGCGCATCCCGACATGCTCACCTGCAGCTATACGTTCACTGATCGGATGTTTAACGGTGAAGAAACCACGGTCACGATCATAAAGGACGACAGCCTGGAAAAGTCCATGGGACGGGTGATCGAAACCGTGAAACTGGAACGCCAGCTGCAGGAATTGCAGCCAGCTCCCAAACCCCAGCCCGAACCAGCGAAGGGACCTTCGGTCGATCCTGTCGAGTTCGCCAGGCGTCAAAAAACGAACGTCGGGAAGGTGCGCGCCTGGATGAATACATACAAGGGACACTCTTTCACGATTGCAGCTGTCGCGGAAAAGGTCGGACTTGATAAGCGACCGACGCAGGACATACTCTGGCGACTTTGGAAAAAGGGTGAACTGAAATCCGATAGGGAAGGGGTTTACTACGCGCCAGGAAACGGAAGGGTGAAAGCATGAATATCAGAGTTTATGAATACCGCAGCATGCACGACCAGGCGAACCGGGAGCATGTCGCTGCGAAGTCGTCGTCGGACGCATCGCATCAGCTGGCTTACAGGCTGTCCGACGAAGGTCTATATGATCCCCAGGTCTGGTTCATCAGTGGTGTGTTCCCCGATCCTGGCGCGCTGATTTCAATTTGCGAGGAATTCAGGCGACACCTTTTGAAACCTGAGTTTGCGGACACGCTGGTCCAGCATGCGGACGTGGACCAGGGGCTATTGCTTATATCCGAGTTCGCATCGTTCCTGGCGACTAGGCGGGACCAGGGGATTTAAACCGGGATTGCGCAATTTTTACCTGCCAGGACGAAATTCAGGCTGGAACCAGTCTGAATTTCCCAGCCAACATAGCTAGTTATGCGATTCTTAAAATATATATAAATTATGAATCACTTTCTGCCGAAAAGGTGTATAGTGAGGGACAGGGGGAACGAGTGAAGGAACTGCTTTGGATCGGGAACGCACTGAAAGAGCTTCGGGACCTTCCCGAGGACATAAAGCGCGAAATAGGGTTCGACCTGCGATTGCTTCAAAAGGGTGTGGAACCTCGGGACTTCAAACCCATGTCCACGGTAGGGAAGGGGGTTCTGGAAATCCGGGTTCGGGACGGTGAAGGTCGGAACGTCGGTCGCTGTTTTTATGTCGTGAACCGTGGGGATAAGGTGATCGTGCTTCACTCATTCGTCAAAAAGTCCCAGAAAACCCCGAAAGCTGAAATCGAAAAGGGACAGGTTCGCTATAAGACCATGGAACAGGTTCTGAAATAAAACGAAAGGAACGGACCATGAAAAAGAAAATCGAAAACGAAGAGAAGGTCGAATATACAAAAGGCGATAACGTGTTTGAGGACCTGGGGTTTAGCCCGGACGAAAGCGCGCGTCTGCGTTTCAAGCAGGACCTTTGGCTTTATATCGTCGATAACATAAAGCAGCGCGACCTGACTCAGCATCAGGTTTCGAAAATCCTGGACATTCCCCAGTCGCGCGTAAGCAATGTTGTGAACGGAAAGATTCAAGGAATAACGATCGACTCACTAATGGAATTTGCAGCGAAGCTTGATCAAAATGTTGTGTTTGAAATAAAGCGACTTGCATGAAGGTGACTACCATGGAAATAAGGCAGGACCTATATGATTCGCTTTTCCAAGTTCTTGTCGAAGCTGACCTTGCATTACAAAGCAAGGAACTAAAAAATCTTCACGAAGCTGTCAAACATGCTCAAGCTTTTTATCCCGAAGTCTGGACTGCTCAAACCACTGCAAATTGATTTCATTCGCCAGGCGCTGCAGCATAAGCGGGGGAACCGACATTCCGGTCACGAAAACCGGTCTGATCCCCAGGCTGTCGTAGTCGTCCGGGAAAGACTGCAGCCTGATACAAGCCAGCGATCCCGCGACTTTCCAGTCTTCGATTTCGCGCTCCCTGAAATATAGACCGCTTGCTGTCGCTGTCGGAGCGGGCATCGTTCGGGTGTCCCATAAAGGACGCAGACCTTTTCGCGTTCGTCGCAAATTTGCTTTTCCGCAGAGATATCCGTCAAGCAGTCCTTCCGTTGCTTCATAGGCGCTGATTTCCTTTTCTCTAAAGTTTAGAATCAGCTCGGGGAAATCCTGATCCCTGCGACGCGCGACGAAGAACGTCCGTTCCCTGCGCTGCGCGACTCCCATGCGCGCAGCGTTCAATAGGAACAGCTGGCAGTCGTAGCCGATCGCATCGAAGCGCTTGAAAATTTCTTTCACGTATCCCCTGGCGGTTCCACTGATCAAGCCTTTCACGTTTTCCGCGACGACGACGCGCGGGTTCAGCTTGCGCGCGGTTTGGATGAAATGAAAGAAAAGGTCGTCCAGGACCTGTTCTGCCTGTCCTTCCTTGAATTTCTTTTTGACCTGCCAGCGCTTTTCACGATCGCCGGCCATGCTGAACGAACTGCAAGGCGGGGATCCGTCCAGAATGTCCAGTTCAAAAAGTTCGCGGGGAAGCTGGTGGGGCTTGATGCGGTTAAAATCCTGAACTGGCATCGTGAAGAAAAATTGCGGTTTCAGATTCTTTAAATACATCGCAGCGATTTTCGGATCTATTTCGACTCCACCGAGTACGTCGAACCCGGCAAGCTTATAACCCATGCTTGAGCCCCCGCCACAAGCGAAGCATGAAAAGACTTTCAGCCCGTTTGGCTTAAGTCCGACTTCCGACTTTCGCAGCTGCGCGAGTGTCCAGGGGACGCTGGTCAATTCGTCCGCTATATAGCGACGCTCATTTTTTATCGTCGAATTCAAAGCCACACCTCGGACAGACATGATCGAACTTTTCGAAATCCCCTGCAGTGAATTCCTTCGAACCGGGTTTCGCTTCCCCAGGCTGGGGCTGCGGGGTATGGGTTTCGATCGTCGTGACTCGATTCGATTCGATCGTCCGGCTTTCCTTTTTCATGGGGATTTCAGCTGGCGGGGGATCGTCCTCTGCAAGCGCGTCCGACTGTTCCTCTGCGTCGTCCTCACCGAAAAGGCTGTCCAGCTCCCCGTCGTCAAAGCCCAGTTCTTCGTCGTCGAAGTCGTCGTCCAGCTCGTGAAGTTCGTCCAGCTCGGCTTTCAGGTTTTCGATATCCCATTCCGATTCATTCAGACGGTTATCAGCAATCCTGATTTTCTTTTTCTGCGATTCGGTGAGCCCCGGCTTGATAATGCAAGGCGCGTCGATCATATTCAGCGAACGCGCTGCAGCATAGCGCTTGTGGCCTTTCAGAATTATATGGTTTTCGTCCAGAACGATAGGCTGGTCCCATCCAACCTCAAGTATATGATCCGCGAGTTTTTCAATATCGGGACCTTTATGTTTCTTATTGTTTTTCTCGTAAGGCTTGATCTTACTGAGCGGAACCATGGTCACATCAGAGTCGATTGTGACGATCACCTGCGCTGGCCGCGGCTTTTTTCTTGCCATGCTGAAAATCCTCCCGAGCTGTTTCCCATAAAATGTTTCGTGATTCAGTTTCAATCCAATCCCTAAGCAGCTTGACCGCGTCGTCGAAGTCCTGCATCAGGGGACTTTCCCTGCGCTTCATAGATGAAAAGGTTTCCGATCTCATAACGACAGCCCAGTATCCGTTTTGATTCACCAGTTGAAAATCAATCTTGATCATGGACATGATCGCCTCCCCAGGAAAATAGCCCGGAACGCGAGTCGCATCCCGAGCCATGGAAAAAAAGGTGAGTCCCTATGAAATCGAATTGCTTTAAATCCTAGGTTTTCGATGCGATTACGTCCAGCATTTCAGGAAAGCGCACCTTGTAAACCTTGCTGTCCTTTGTCACCTTGACTTCGAACGACTGGCGGGGACCGACGCGCAGGTCGTCGGTGAACGCAGCGGGTAGGGTGATCACCAGCGTTCCGAGTTCCTCGGGGGATGCGATTTCGATATCCCCATCGACCAGTGTCACCGTCGCGTTCGTCCCATCTGATTTAGAAAAACCCGCTTCGATCGCTGTCGCGCCGGTAAGGTCAAAGGGAGTTCCCTCGCGGTTTCTGAGTTCAGCGCGAACGACATGATCAGAGCCCCGGATAATTTCGACGGTATTCGAACTGCAATTCATTTCTGATCCCCTTTCATTGGCAGGAAACTATGGAACCCGTTAAAGCGCTTTCGGACACTACTGTCCCGACGACCGGCTGTCCGATGAAATTGACTGGACTTAAAAGCAGAGGCTGGAACAGTTCTTCGGATTTTGCGATCAAAGTGATACCGTCGTTATCGTAAACCTCATAAATCACGTCCACGAAATCAGCGCCGGAAGGCATGTTAATTGTATTGTTTGCATAGTGTCCCGGACTAGCTGCTATATAGGAAAGCGAAACGTCCGCATGCAATTGAGCATAGGAGTTTCGACGAAAGATCTGAGCCTTGACCACGTAGTTCGTGGCTTCGTCCTCGACTGCGACAAATAATGGAATTGGATCACCGACTGCGACTATAATTGGCATAATATGAAAACCCCTTTTAAGGTGTGGTGACTTCCATCCAGTGATAATCCCAGTGCATGCTGCGATTGCCCGCGATGCCTGTCAAACCAAGAGCGCAAGGAAAAGGCTTTAAGCCCGCTGTGAAAGATACATTCTGAGTTGAAAGCAAAACGTCGTCAAAATACGTTTTGCACTCACAAACGAAACTGGTATTTGCTACACGCGATACAAGGGTATATTCAACCCTGAAAATATGCGAAAGCAAGTCCACGGCAGGACCTTGAACCCAAGTGCTATTGGCAGTGCCAGCCGATTTTTGTCGAGAATACCAGAAATTTTTTATTGGCGCTTGTCCATTGCACTGCAATCCGCTGTAAGCGAAACCACTGATTTCCTGATCCATTTGCTGCGCGGAAAGAAGACTTCCAAATCCAAAAGCTACATCATTTGAAACCGGTAAACTTATCAGCCGTCCTCTGCCCTCGATTATTAATTTGGTTCCTATTGGAACAGATTCGCCGTTTGATCCGACTATTTCCCAGTTAAAAGTAAGGTTGTTCGACCAGCTTATTCCAGCTCCCGAACTTGAAACAGTCATTTCAAGATATCCCATATATCCTGCGCTCATACTTTGTCGCCTTGCGCAGGTAAAACTCCCATTTCCCGAAGAGGTCATAAAAACGCCCGAAGTCCAGACAGTTGTTGGCAGGTATTGAAAGTAATCGTCGAAAATATTTATTTTCTGCTTTCGAAATCCTTTTGGTGTTTCATCGTTATATTTGAGCATAACGGAACTTCCGCCACCGCCTCCCGATTCGTCGGCCCATTCGGTGTCGTAGTCAGTGTTTGAAGTTTTTTTCAGAACCTGTCCGGTGGTTCCCCCTGCAGGGACACCTTCACCAGCTGGACCTTGCGCACCAGTCGCGCCTTGCGGTCCCTGCGGTCCTGTCTCCCCTTGGATCCCCTGCGGACCAGTTTCACCTTGGGGACCTTGAATTCCTTGCGGTCCCTGGGGCCCCTGCGGACCGGGATCACCTTGCGGACCAGGAACTGGAAACGTGACCAAACCCATGCAATTATCCCCCGTGTTTTAAACGCTGGAACGCCAGCGTGAGTTTTTTGCAAAAAATCCTGACTCAGCTTTCACCTTGTCCACGTATTGCTGATTTTTGCATTTGCCTGTGTCGCATCCTGCAGCGCTCCCCTGGTTATATGCGCTCACTGCTTTCCAGGTGTCGCCATTATATTTCTGCAGCAAATTGTTCCAGTAAACCGAGCACCAGTGGACGTTCGTTTCCACGTCAAGCAAACCAGGGAGCGGTCCCCTGTATCCGAGCCAGCGCGCTGTTCCCCCCATTATTTGCCCGAGCCCGTAGCTGAATTTCTGCAGCGTGATTTCTGTCTGCAGAGTGATCCCGCATTGCTTCGCAAAAAATGGAGCGTTATAAACCCACTGGTATTCAGGTTCGAAACGCATAGCAAACGGATCATACTGCGATTCGACGCGAAAGATCGCAGCAAGGATTGGATCGTCGGTCGGAACCGTGGCCGGCGTGAGGAACCGCCGAACGTATAGTTCACGGTTTTCGCTGTTCAGTGTTTTTTCCATATCGTCTGGTATCCTTGGTAAAGAGGACGCAAACCGATCGTTTTCATGAATTCAGCCACAACCCAATGCTTGCCTTCATATTCCTCGTGACAGTCGTCAACCATGATCATACAGCCTTTCGGGAGTAGGCCATATACCAGTGCGAGTTCCGCCATGTGGTGAAACGCGCTGGCTTGATTCAGCTCAGGCGTCCAGTCGAAAGAGTCGAGATACAAAAGCATGCAGTCCTGCAAGATCTTGCGCGCTTCGTCGGTCTGGAAAAATTCAAGGCTGTTCCGATTTATCCCGATCACTTCGGGACACTCTTTTCGAACGCGCTGAATCGCGCCTTGATCTATGTCGATCGAAACAATTGACAAAGCTATATTGGAATTCTTACGGCGGCACCAGTCCCATATTGCGGTTGAACGACCGTCCCCCCACCAGCTGGCTGCGCCCCATGCCCGCATGCAGCCCGTTTCGATAATAAAAGCTGATTTTTTCAAACTTAAAAGGTGATCGACTGCAATTTTGAAACTCTGCGCACGGTGTTCCAATAGGTCGAATTCGGGGAGCTGGTCGAACTGTTTGATTTCATGATTCAGCATAGGCGGGCAGCCTCCATATATCGAAAAGGCGTTCAGCAAGCTGTTCGGGATCAGGGAGCACGCGCGACCAGAACTGATCGTCGGGGAGCTGATCATAGTTCAGCGCGAAGGGGTTCAGCGGGTTCCAGTCCAGTTCATGCTGCAGACAGGTTTGAGCGAAGTCCCATTGGTTCCAGCCCAGCTTGCCAGCCCTATAGTGCATCAGGTGCCAGCCCGGACGCGCGGAACTGATAAAGCCTATGCGCGCCCCGTCGCCGGCTGCAATATGCAGGGGAGCGCTGTCGTTCGTGAAAACCTTGTCAGCGTGTGAAAGAAAGCTGATCAGATCTTTCAGCTGAAAGTCGGGATCGTTCCGCAGGTCGATCGAATCGCCTGGCAATGAAAAGTCCAGGACACCGTTTTCCCCGTCCGAACTGTTTCGACCGATCACGATAGGAACCCATTTTTCGGAAAGCTTTTGCGCAAACGGTTCCCACCATATTTCAGGTATGGTGCGACTGGGCCACGTTCTGCCAGGATGCAGGAAAATGAATCTCTGTGGGGATCGCAGGAAATCCTTGAAAAGCGGGTGATCGCTCTTGGATTTAGACAGCACTATTTGTCGATCGCGCGGGGGTAGGGGACGCTGCAGCGCAGAAATTGAAATCAGGTCAACGGTCGGTATCGCGCCTGGCTGAACGAATTCCCATAGCAAACCTTCCTTTAGACCGCTTTCAAAAAAGCGATACTCGCGCAGGTCGATTTCCGAAGAAAAGCTGAGCGTCTTTACTTTCAGGTGCGAAAATACTTCCGGGTATTCGGTGAGGACTGTCAGGTCTGCAGCTGGAAACTTTTGCAGCATATAGCGAACGGTCGGTTCGCAGCAAACCACGTCCCCCAGTCCACCGTAAGCACCGAACAGCCAGCGCTTTGTCTTTCCTCGTTCCATAGCTTCCTTGTTCCGGTAGCTCGGGAGCAAATGAACCGGGAGCTGAATCACGTCCCGGTCAAGGTCTATTCCCCGCTCGTTCACTGGCTCACTCATGATAAAGCCCCTTCCAGCTGAATGATCGACTGGACGGTATTTAGGGGGTGTCCGATCATTTCCAGCATGCGTTCGCGTGTGCATCCTTCCAGAATCAGGTCCTGGCCAGTGCAGAAATTGAACCCCCCTTCGTTAAACATATTGTCGCGGTTAAGGTGGACCATACCCGCGCCGAATACCCCCTTGCGCCAGTGATACAGGTAGTCCTCATGTTTCACAGTCGCCAGGAAATAGATCCTGGCTTTCCCCGACGCTGCAATGTGAAGGGGAGCACTGTCGTTTGTCAGAACCCGCTTGCAGCGTTTCAGAACCGCGATCAGCGCGGGAAGGGAAAGCTGGTCCCTTAGATCGACAGCGTTTTCGCTTGGGACTACTTTGACGTATCCCTGATCATGTCCAAGGTCCCGACCGATCAGAACGACCTGGAAGCGCTGCGCAAGGCGATTGATCACTTCCTGCCACCAGTCCAGCGGGAAGGTCTTACTAGGCCAGTGCCGGCCAGCGTGAACTACGATCGCTTTTTCCCAGTCGATCGCTGCGTCCATCCCAGCTGGCAGTTCATAGTCGGGGAGCACGATCGCGCGTTCGGCAACGGGAAGTTGCATCCGAACAATCGACTGCGAAATGAAGTCCACGCTATGAGTGACCATGTGGTTAAAGAACTGCCATTGCAAATAATCAGGCGGGTGAATTGTCTGGCTGACATAAAATTCCTTGTCGTTCGGTTTGTCGTCGGGACCGAAAACCGCTTTCAGACGCGCATCGCGGAACAGTTCAGGCCATTCGGTTTTAACGTAAAGGTCAATTTCGGGCATCCTGTTCAGGATGAACTGAATCGTCGGAGTCGCGCAGACAGCGTCCCCCAAACCGCCCCAGGTATAAATCAGCCATTTGTTTGCAAGGCCGGCTTCGCGCGCACGCTGCGCACGAAAACCGGGAATATGAAAGGCCGGCAGCTGCATAACAGGGATTTCAGGATTTTTCAGCCAGTCCGGAACCTGATTCGTCCGATCCTGGAAAGCTTCTTTTTTGAGTTTCATGCGGTGCTCTTTTTTTTGCTTTGAGTTTTTCAGTATTCGACGATCACAGAATCGACGATCGGTCCGACGACATTCGATCCGAAGGACGCACCGATCACGTTATTCAGAGTCACTGTGTAAGACGTTCCAGGCGTCACGTCCAGCACGCTCACGAATTCGGTCGGATCAGCCTGATAAATCGGATGCGAAAGCAGAACGGGAGTCGATTTCGATGCGATCGTTCCATCCCCAAGGCGACCGCTTGCATTATTCCCCCAGGAATAAGTCGCAAGGTTTTTCGTCTGTCCCCAGTACCCGCCGCCGAAGGAATTCAGTCGCAGGAAATCATAACCGGTAAGGACCTGCACCGGGCTTGACCTATGGGTTCTGTCGTTCAGACCGAACTGGCCATAGCTGTTCGCTCCCCACCCGTAATAGTTTCCGTTCGTCGCTTTTGCGATCACGGCTGCACCTGCCAGCGCTTCGTCGTAGGCTGAATAAAGTTCGGTGAAAACGAGCGAAGCTTGCGAAGTCTGAATCGGTGTGAATTTGTCGTTTCCGAACCCACTGGTCCCGTCCCCGAGTTCACCGTTATAGTTCGCTCCCCAGGCCCAGACCTTCCCGTCTGATTTGAGCGCACCATAACTAAACGCCATTTGCACGACTTTGACGAACGAACCAGTAAGAACTGAAACTTTGACGGGACTGGACTTGCTGGTTCCCGGTCCGTTTGTTTCGATGCCGAGCTGTCCTTCGTCGTTTCGTCCCCAGGCGTAAACTTCACCCGCAGAGGAAATAGCGATAACAGACTGATCACCCGCAGCCACGTCGATCCAAGTCAGACCGCCGACGACCAGAACCGGGGAACTGCGATTCGTGATCGAATTATCCCCTAATTGCCCGTAAGCGTTCCCGCCCCAGGCATAAAGCTTCCCGTCGCAAGCCAGGCCATAAGCGGAAGTGTGAGTCGATACGACGACCTTTTTGAATTTCAGTCCACCGACGACCATACCGGGAACCGATACTGCACCGGTCGTCGTGTTCTGGCCTAAACCCCCTTCGGTGTTTGATCCCCAGCTATAGGCCAGTCCGTTGCGCGTGATCCCGACAGTATGGGGATAGGAAGCGCCTCCCCCGTTGCTGACTTGAATGAATTTCAAACTCCCGTTGGTCTTTACCGGTGAACTTTTCGCAGTGATCGAAAAATCCCCCAGCTGTCCGTTTGAACCTGCACCGACAGCCCACGCATCATTATCCTGGTCGATGAAAAAGTTTGCGGTCCCGTTTCCTTCCATAACTGGCGGTCGTCTGATCCCGCGCACGCGAACCTTGAAAACACCGGCTGGCGCGACAAATGTCCCATCGGCTGTATATACTCTGCGTCCCATTAACAGTTCCCCCTGCGCAATATGAACCAGTCCGTTCCATCGGTGACGACTTCGACAAATCCTGCAGCCTCATAAATAAAAAAGTCTGCAGCCACGTTCCCGATCAATTCGGATCCGTTGCGCTGCAGCCGAATATAGTTCGAAAGGCTTGCGTTCATTTCCTTGTCGATAGCCACGAAAGAATATCCCGAACCCACTACAGCGGGATCCGGAAGGTCAAGCGTGACAAGCGCCGACGTGCAGTCGCATAACAGAATTTTTTTGTTATCCCCCGCTCCCATCGCTTTCGTGCCCGTGACCGATTCGACGACGGGATCCGAAGGGAACGCCTGGTAAGGGTTCCCCCCCGACGAAAACTTAAGGATATTCGTCGATGCTTCGACCTTGAAACCAGGCGGTGATCCGTTGCCATTGTCAAAAATAAGCCCCAGGTCTGTCGTGTTTGATTTCGGTCCTATTTTCAGGACGTGCGCGACAATGCGTTCGATCAGCGATGCCATGCGTTAATACTCCACTATGTTATGTGCGATCACTGGCGCGTAGGTCGATGGGACCGCTGAGTCGTCGATAAAAGCGGTGATCGACGAATCGAATTTGCATCCCATGATCCGACAGCGACGCGCGGTGGAATTGAGCAGGATCGCAATGTCCCCGACAGAGGACCAGCCCGAACTGAATTCCGCGCCGTGGATTTCGATATCCCCTGCGTTCAGGATCAAAGCCCTGGTCGCAGCTGCGTCTGACTTGAAAAACCGAAAGCCGGGTTCGAAGTAAAGGCGCACAGACTTGGAAATCGTGATCGCTGCGGTCAAAAACGCATTGGCATTGGAAGGGGAAACATAGATGAAATCACCGTTCAGAACGTCCGACGATGCAAGCGCATCCTGAATCGTAGCGAAGTGACAGCCCGACTGCGCACCGACGAACCATTTCATCATTGGAATTCGCGGCGCGCGTTCGTCCAGGTTCTTTTCCCATTTCTGGCTGATATAGTGCAGCCAGTTCATGTAAGGCGCTGGTGGAAATCCCCCCGCTTGCCATGTTGCCTCCTGCACTTCCGTAGGCGGTTCGACGATATTGGTTCCGGGTGAAGGATTATTTTCGCCCCACTCCGAAAACGTCGAAGGTCTGTCGTTTACAATTGTGACGGCCATTCGCTTTTAACTCCCAATATGGTTTAGGTTCGTTCGACCAGTCCAGCCCACTTTCCCCCGACCGTTTCCGCGATATCGGAAAAGCCTTTCCCGACTCCGACAGGTCCCCCGGCGAAACAAAACGTATCGGCTGCATCGACGCCTGGCGCGGGTGTGCTGATATAGGTAAGCGACACACCGTCGGCAAGGATGCGTTCAAGCTGTTCATAAACGAACGCTGCATTTACTGGCGGGAACGTCCCGTCCCCGAACAGCCCGACGCATCCTTTCCCTAGGTTCTGATAATGGACGACGTTTGCCACCATGATCAGTCTGAACGCCTGAATGATCGCCCGCGGCTGTCCCTCGGAAAAGTTTTCCGCGATTTTGACCTTGATCAGGATGCGATAAAAGTCGTCGGCAAATCCTTGCCGTGGCTGTTCGACCAGCGATCCGATCAGGTCCAGCGCGTCCCCTTCGGCAAGTTCCAGCGTGTCGTTCAAAAGCACGCTGAACGCTGCGTTTTCCAGGTCCTGAACCTGTCTGGAAATCGAACGAATCAGCGCTTCAATTCGTGGCTTGCCTTTGTATTGCCCGGCAAGGCGCGCGACCGCGTCGTCCTCATGCGTCGTTATCTGTATGATTTCCTCTGCCATGAAAACCCCCGCTTTAAACGATCGTCGTATTGATTTCGATGCGACCTGAATCGAACCGTGCGATTTCATCCGCTTCGATCGGGATATTGTCGTCCAGCGTGGGGTTCGCAGCGGTCCCAATTCGGATCGTGACACCAGTGATCCCTGCGACCGATCCGAACGAGCCGATCAGGTAAGGGAACACGATCACGCTGTCGCCCATGGTGAGCGATTCGCCATATCCCAGGATCGCTGCGCGTACCAGTGCGACGCCATTCTGGGGAAACGCTGTCGTGACCAATAGGTCAACCTCGACATAAATGTCGATTTCCGACGCAAGGTCGAACGCCACTGGCTGGGTGAACCCGTCGTCGTCGATCACGTTCACCGTCTGGGATCCGTAAAAGCCGATCCCTGCAGCGACCGAGTCGAACAGAGTTTCGCCTATGTCCTGGTTCGATCCCCCGAGGACGACCGCGCGGACTGATTTCCCAGGAACCCCGTCCCCGTCCGTGACCAGCGTGCGATTGGAGTAAACGACTGCATCTTCCACGTCCTCAACCTGCAGCAATGCAGCCTTGATCGCGTTTTTAGTCGCGCGACCAGTCGAACCGATTTCCTCTTTCCGACGCAGTTTGAATTCTGCGGTCGTTTCGATTTCCCGACCGACTTCCGCGTCCGTTGGGTTTGTCACTTCGTCCCAGCCAGACACCGTGGTTTCGATCACTGTCAGCGATCCCGCCGGCGCTTGAACTTCCCCCGCTTCGACGGCTGTCGCAGTCCCGTCCCCGTAGGGGGACAGCCCTTCCTGTTCCTCGGTGATCGCGGGAACGAGTTCCCCAACGTCCTCACCGACCTGATCGACTTCCACCGTGAAACCGGTATTCGCAGCCTGAATATCCGAAACGTCGATTTCCTCGACTATGCTGAACGCGACTTCGTTTGTATTTTCGACCGCAGCTGAATCAACGATCAGCGTTTCCGCAGCCAGCGCAGCCTGCAGAGCGGTCGCCACGGCACCAGCGGTCGCACCGGTCGAAATAGCGACTTCGATCTGAGTGTCCTGCGCCAGCGCACCTGCGGGCACGACACCAGCTCCCGACACGTTAAACCAGACGCCGGCCGTAAGGTTATTCCCATAGGCAAATATGAAGTATTTGTTATTCAGCGATCCCGCCACGTCCGCGACCGTGGTCACGCGATACTTGGTTTGCGCTGCGAGTGTGTTCGCTCCGATTTCAAGCAGGGGCTGCGCTGACTCTGCGTTATCCCCGACAAACTCAATATCGAAAGCCAGCGCCGATCCCGCTTCGACCGTCGAATCAGTCACTGTCACTTCGTCGATGCCGACAAGCAGTTCCAGCGCAGCTTTCAAGGTCGCTGCATCGACAGTCGCTCCCGTTATGCTCCCCGTTGCATCCCCATCATATACAAGGGTAAACGCGCCTGAACTTGGAATGCTTGCGAAAGAAATTCGCTGCACTGAGTTCTGGCCAGCGCCAATCGTAATTTCGGCGTCCGTTGCGAACCTTGCTTCGGCGTTTCCTTCGACTGAAATGAATGATCCCGCTGGAATGATCGTCGCCAGAGTTCCGAACGCTCTGACAGCGACCTTGCTATACGTCGCTCCGAGCCGGGTAAGGTTCGCAAATTTTGCGACTTCGTCGAATTGAACCCCTTCCGCGTAATCGGGATAACGCTGCAGGTATATTTGCTGCAGGAGTTCCCAGAATAATGATTCGCGTTCCGAGAAAATCCCGATGAATTGTCCGATCGGTCTGCGCGCATCGACATCGACACCAGCTCCATAGGTCCCCCTAAAGTCGTTTTCGAGTTCATCTTTCACGTCCGCGAGTCGCTTGATTTTCAGTCCCTGCGAAGTAAGTCCATACGTAGGCATCTTTTATGCTCCCGAAATCTGATTTTCAGATACGTCACCCGTTGGAACCAGCTGTTCGTTAAAAGTCAGGATCCCCGAAGCGGTTCGCGCTTCAAAATTTACAGTCAATTCGCGCGTCACAGAATCAAGCGTAGTTTCGAATCGAATTATGGAGATAATTCCAGGGACTTTTTTCAGCTCGTTTATGAATATGGAATTCACCCTCTGAACGTCGGACTGTTTTTCGAATATTTCTTCGAAGTATGGGAGCCCCTGAGTTGTGTCTAAAAACCACTCGCCAGCGACAGACTGCAAATTGCATTTGCAAATTTGCTTTATTTCATCGACTCCGTCCGCCATAACCCAGTTGTTATTTTCAAACGCTAGATCGCCTGTATCGTCCAGTAGGAAATTCACTGTAAAGCCCTCCCTGCATCGGTTAAAGGCGACGGCGTCGGTGCTACTGAATTCGTTCCGGTCGTCGTCACTGTCAGTAGTAAAAAAGCTTCCCTCAGTTTTACCGGAAACTGGGACTGATTCGCAGCTGAAACAGGCGTGAGCCCGACGATTTCGAGGAACTTCGCTTTCGCCAGCGCAACACTCGCAGGATCGACGACGCAGGATGCGACGACGCTGAACTTTGTCGCAGGTGTGTCGGTCCCTATGAATGAGTTTATGGGAACAACGTAGGTCGATGCCAGGATCGCAGATTCAAAAGCGTTCGCCAGCGTCGCGGGTGTGTTATCGGTGAGCGCGGATTGGAATGTCGATTTTGCAAAAGTGAAGGTCAAGGCCGGCGTTGCCGGGGCTTTGAACAAACCGTTCGTCGTCAATAGATTCGTGACCAGGCTATCGACCTTGTTCGCAAGGTTTGCTTTCCAGCTGGTGTCAGCCACGTTTGGAACAGTAGCCCAGGCGGTTTGCCAGGCTGCAGCGTTTGCTAGAACCATCGTTCGCGCTCCCCGAATTTTCGTCAAGCTTGCACCATTCGCATGGAAAGTTCGAGAGTGAGTTAGCCGCGCGGACTCGAGTTTTCCGCCTCGATGCCTCGCCTCGTTAGAGCTCGCCCGCGGCGAGGCTGAATCGGTGCCGATCAAACGAAGCGATCATTTTGCATAATGGCTTTGTATTGCATGTTTCGTCAAGTTGACTAGGGTGTGAAATCGAAGCGGCCGTCTAAAAACATAGCTTCGTTTTATGGTGCCATGGAAGGTGATCGGTGCATAAAAAAGAGCCCCGGAATTCTGTTCCCGGGGCCCCGCTTACGACCAACTGTCCTCGAAAAACTGAGCGCGTCGCCCGTTATGGCATAGCATGATTTTATCATGCAGCGCCTTGGAAGTCAGACGCAGCGGGCAAAAGAAAAAAACCGGAAACGTGTGCGCGTCCCGGTCCCCCTTGCTTTTCCCTCTAGCTCACCGCCAGATTTTCGCTTTTCTGATTTTCTGATTTTGACACACTGGCCAGGCATTGGGAACAGTTCGGGATCAGCGCGTCGAAAAAAAGGTCGAGCGCTTCGACGACAGAATCATTCAAACCGTTCGGATCACCGTCCGCTGCAGCTTCGGCTTTGAGTCGCTCGAAAATTTCGTCCTTATACTTGCGGACGGTGGGGATTACGATTGCCTGCAGTTTTTCGGCAAGCGCTTCAATTCCACCGTTGCGGATTTGTTCGACGATGAATCGCACAACAAGACCTAAGAGCCATTCTTTCATGTTCAACCCCTATGCTATTGGATATCGCAACGGGATCAGCTTATCATGGAATTGCAGGTCGTGTGGGGGTTCGAGGAATTCCGCAGCCATGGCGGGAAGTGATCAAGGGGACGACTCCGAGTGTCAGCAAAAAGCTTTGTTCCGATCACTTGCCCACACGTCCTGTCCATAGCTCGACAAGGTTCGCGCTGATCGCCCAGAAACCCTTCAAAGCCCCAAGCAGAATTGCAGCGGGAAGCAAAATCAGATTGATGAAAGTCAAAAATAGTTTCACATGAAACACTTTTTTCACTTCACCCGCTGGCTGGACAGTTCGCACGTATCGGTTCCTCCGAACATGAAATCGCAGCGCTTGACCGCTTCCTGAAAGTCAGGGAACACGGCGCGTCCCTGGAGTTCCTTAAGGCATATTTCGACACAGAACGTCTTATCAAGCGGAAGGACATTCCGATCGTCGTCGCCAGTGCTGGTCACGTTCAGGAATATTCCGACACCTGCAAGCAATGCGTTCAAAAATAGAAATCCCGCTGCATACCCGACCAGCTTTTGTTTCATTCAGGCTTTCCCCCGTTCCAGTTCACATGGTTCCAGAACCTTCGGTTAAAAGGACCGCAGTTCTTATTCCGCTGAATCAGTCCCCTGATTTCTTTCAGGCTATATTGGATACAGTGAGCGGGTTTGTAAAGGTCCCTGAATTCATCGACCGTCAAGGCGTATTCGATTACCATGTCGTCCTTTATTCCGCGCTGGATCACCTTGTCACGATCAAGCAGAACCCAGGCGTGCGCGAAAACCTCGCTGTCCATAGGCATGGTAAGCAGACCGTGGACGATTCGGATTCGGCTGAGCATGCCATGAGCTGGAAACCTTGCGACCAGTTTCATCGCAATTTCAACTGCGTCGTCGAAACAGCGGTTCGTCGGGTATATCACACCCGGAACCCGATCGGTCCTGGCCGCGTTAAAGTACATCGCTTATCCTTTCCTATATGATCCGCATGGCTTTCCCGCTTTCAATTCTTCGCCTGGAGCAATGATCAGAATTCCAAACGGATCGCTTTCGATATCACGGGGATCGCGCTCGGCCCCTGTGTATGGGTTCCGCGTGAGCACTTTCCTTTCTATAGTGTCTGCATGAATTTTTCCATGGTCGGTTTGCTGATCCGTTTTCCAAGTTCGAAAGCTCCCGTCCAGTGGTTCGATTACCTTCCCCCCGATCACCACGCGCGCTTTACCAGGATCATAGGTCTTAGGCTTGTCGCTCATGTCGTGCGCTCCTTTCGCTTTTAGGAAATTTACGGGCTGGAATTCTCTAATCATCATAACCATAAACTTTACTCGACAGCCACGGGTTCAACCTCATGCCAGATTCGACGCTGCACTGCGACTATGATTTCCTCATGGGTTTGATCCCTGATCATTCGATAGTGAAATTCCTGAGCGACACGCCTGCAAATGTCGATGCACTGATCGCGGTAAACCTCGGGGACGAAGGAAAGCCATATTGAAAAGTCCAGCTGGCATGGGTTTGCGCTCACATTCCAGCCTATGAATTCGGAACCGTTCATGATCGGAACACCGAACCCGATCAGCTTGCGCATTTGCATGTCGGAAAAGGCGATCGTCCCCCATGGGTTCAGAAATTGAATTCGCTGCATGAGTTAGCTCCATTTCTTTTTCGATCGAATCAGCATTTCGATTTCATCTCCGAACCATGCTTTCGACTGGACGTTCAGTTCAGCATGCTGGACCGCAGCTTCGGCAATGTCCAGCAAGGCTGACAGCGATTCGAATACGTCCTGAATACCTTCGTCCGTGACCGCTTCGACTGCTTTCAATTCGCTATCGCGCATGGCAGAGCACTGAACCCCCCTAAGATGCGCGATTGTCTGCAAGGCTGCTTTCGTTCGCGCATTCATCCCGGTTCCTTGTTCTTATCGAAGAATTGCTGGTATTTCTGCAGCGCGATCAGGATATCGTGTTCCAGCTGCATCAGTGCTTCCCTTTCGTCCCTGTCCTCGCGGTCCAGCGTGTTCATCTTTTTCCCGATTTCGTTCGCCAGCCAGCTGGTCGCCAGCGTTAAAAACCCATAGTGCTTTGGAACTTTCGGTCCCTGTTCATCGGTCTGCATAGTCGCCTTTCCAGTCGTCGTGAGTTGTGCAGCAATCGACCGTGTCGCTCAAGCGCTTGTTCCTCGCGCGATAGCAGACGAAACCGATTCGTCTGGTATGGCCAGCGCATATAGGACGATCGCAGTCGGGATAATCGCAGAGGAACGACGCGCGCTCCCCGCAGTAGAAACAGTGCATCAGTGTTTCCTTTCCTGGATTTCGCTCATTCGCGTTCCAGGCTGAACCTCGACCAGGCTTGGGAGCGGAAGCGTCCCGTCGTCCTTTTCCTTGTCCAGCGCGTTCAGGGGTTCGACCGTCTGCGACTGCAGGACACCGTCCCTATAGATTCGAGTGACCTTTATGTCCTGGTATGCAGCGTGGTCGCGCAGTCGCCTATACCGCTTCCAGACCAAACGGTAGCCGATCAGTCCAGTGATCAGGACACCGGAACAATACCCGGCTGCAAATGAGATTGGATTTAGTTCGATCATGAGGAATAAAACTCCCGCTAAAGGGCTGGGATTGCCCTTCCAGGAATTCTGATAACAGTTTTCGGATAATTTATCAGGCGGGAAATAACAGACGGGACCAGCTCACTCGACTACCCGGAACACGAAAGCCTGTTTGGATCCAAAGTTCGTCTGGTAGGTCGTGACTCCATCGAACGCCAGGAAACACTTCATTTCTGCGACGAAGCATCCCAGGTCTGAAAGTTTCTGGCTTTCCAGGATCCCCTGGCGCTTCACTAAAAGAACGACACCGCTGTCGCTCATGAACAGAGCCCTGTCGGGGAAAGCCTGAAAAGCGGTCCATGCTGATTCGCGGTTTCCAATATCACCGACCGCATTTTTCACGTCCTTCACCGAAGCAAAATTCCTCAATAGCCCGGTGATTATGTCGTTCACGGTCAAACCGCATTCGGTTTTCAGTCCCTTTTTCCTTATCACCTTACCGACCTTGTCGCAGACCGCTTGCTTTTCCCTTTCCTGCGCTTCCATGGCTGCAGCTTCGTCCGCTTCGATCTGTTTCAGGTTTGCTGCGCGAACTTGTTCCTGCTTTATCTCTGCAGCTTGGTAAGCCTGGTCAAGCTTCACCAGAAACCCAGCATGCTTTTCGCCCATTTCTTTTGCTTTGGGATTGGAGCAATATTTCATGCGTTCGATTTCGACAACGGTGTACTTGGCACCCATCTTTTCGCGCATTCTGCGTAGTTCATCCAATGGCAAGCTGGACAGGTCCTTCGAATAGTTGTTCACCCATTCCTGTCCCCAATATTCTTCGGGATCCTTACAGTGATTACGACCATGGTCGAGGACGGTCGCACAGGCTTGCATGGCAAAAAATACCGATCCCAGCACGAAATACTTCATAAATTTCAACCCCTGGAAAAGTTTGTATGCCAGGGTGTTTTCGGTTTATTTACTGTAAAGCCTGATTAAATTTTTCTTTAGAACGCAGGTTCTTGATATCACCAGACGAAGCTGATTCTGCTTGCTTATGTCGTCCTGTAATGTTTCAGGCGGGATGCTTAAAAAATCGCTTAGTTCCTTGCACAGTTCCTTCACTACTTCAATTTCTGCGTTCAGTGCTTTTAAATGATCAATTGTCGTAAACTTGTTCGTGCGATTGTCCATGCTTTCCAATTTTCCCCTTATTTCAGAGTTCAAAGGGGTGAAATAGCACGATAGCAGGGGTTTGACAGGCTGGAAAAATCGGAAAAATTTCCGTCCATGGAAAAAGACCGATTTAAAGACGTGTGGTGTGGCTTATTCGACAGTAGCGGGAACAGAATGAACCAGACGCAAGCAAGCCTTGACGCTCGGAAGGTCGTCACTGGCTGCAGCTGCGACGATTTTGTCGATGGTCCGCTGCATCATTTGTATCGTGCTGAGTTGCAAGGTGACTGTGTTCTGCAAAAATTCGATCATTTTGACTTTTTCTGCGTCCATTTCCCGCATGTTTTTTATCTCCGCTTTCAGTTCCCTTATCATTTTCGATTCCTCGTCGTCGTCTGCAGGTCTATTTTTTGTAACACGACTCAGTAGTTTTTGCACTCGCTCTACTACCTCGCGGGCACTCTGCCCATAGTCGGGATCGTTCCCCAGATATCCGTTTCTGTGTTTAACCATACGGACTTTGTTTGTAAAGATGGGGTTCATTTGCAGTCGCTTGCAGGTTTCGGATGTCAGGACGCATTCGTCGTGCAATCGTCCGATAATTTTCGTTAAACTGTCCTGGTTCCAACCCGTTATGCAATGCAGAACCTTCGTGATCGTATCGTCCAGGATCACATATCCCCTGCGGTCCATAATGAACATCAGGAAAAATACGACAAACCAGTCCATGTGTTTTTTCTGGAATGATCTGGCCATGCAAAGGACCAGGCTCAATTTTGCAAACTGTTTAATTTCTTGCGAATAGATAACTGCCATGATAAAGAGGCCTCAAGTTGAAGCTGGAAGCGGTTTTGCAGACCGGGATGCTTCCAGGTGATTCGAGTGAAATCAGAAATTTTGTCGGTGTTTGGTTTTTACTTCATCGTGAATTCCTTGCGCTGCGCGGCTTTGGCCGCAGTGTAAATTGGTACGTAATTCATCGCAGAAACTTCGTTTACCAATTTGCGAAAGAACAGAAAAGGGGGACTAGGCTAGTCCCCCTTTTTTTTGTCGTAGTTCTGGCGTGGGTAAAAGCCCGGCTGTACGTGTGAATCGTCGTAGCTCAAATTTGAAAAAACCGGCTGTCAGAACCGGTTTTTCGTCAAAATCCGGCTCCCAGGGCCGGTTTTTTGAAAAAATGATTCATAATTTTGAATAGTTGGGAATTTTGCTCTTGAATCTTATTCTTCTATGATCCGTGCCGTGTCGGTGGGGATAAAACAGCGCTTCGCTGGGTTCAAATTTGCGTGGTGTGCTGTCCAGCCAAAGCGGGACAACTTTTCAGGAGTTGTGCAAACCGAGGACAACTTTTCAGGAGTTGTTTCTATTTGACACCCATGTTTAATTCACCCACTCCCCCTATGCTTTTTTGATCGTTTTTTTATCAGCGCGCTCCCTGAAATCGAAAATTCCCGTCGATCATGTTCGACCGAATCGCTGCATAGCGTGTTTCCGCGCCTGGGAAATTCACGCGCTTGCGATTGCGAAATTGATCAATGCGGGAGTCGTGTAATCAGCCTGTGCGCTCGGGGATTTATCCCCTCCCCGTTTTTTTCAGCGACGCCTGGTTTTTCTGTGCAAAAAGTGAACTTCTCAACTCCTGTTCTGATTCTGCCGATTCAGCATGCGCGGGACAGCCCGCCATGGTGATCATAAAAGCTCCCTAAAAAGTTGGAACCCGCTTCCGGCGCGGGTTTCAGCGTTTATTTTTTTCGTCCAATAAACAGGTGTATTTTGATCGCCTGGAAGGGGGGATTTCCCAAAATCCTGGAGTCTGATTAAAACGAGTGCAATATTGATTATGTCTTATTCAACACAACAAACAATAATGCTGTTGCTGAATATAATTAATAACGTACCGCTGAAAGTGGTGTGTTGATGAATGGTGCGTTTCCGCTTTGGCGCATTTTTGCACAAAAAGTCCCTTCCTCGAGACCGCTCGGCCGGGCACAATCGAAAAATAGGAACGGGAGGGCCCAGCGGCATGGACGATAGCGCAAAAAATAAACAGAAAAACCCAGGGCAGGGGGCTGCTCAGGAATCGAAGGATCCAGACGGCCGTCATATCCTGGCCCTGCGGGTCATCAAAACGCTGGAGGCCGCTGGCTATCAGGCCCGCCTTGCGGGCGGCTGCGTCAGGGACCGGCTGCTTGGAATTCATCCCAAGGATTATGATGTCGCCACCACCGCCTTGCCCGAGGAAATCTGCACAGTTTTTAAACAGAAAAACATCAAGGTCGTGCCGACTGGAATTGACCACGGAACAATCACCGTCGTAATCGCTGGACAAGGCATGGAGGTCACGAGCCTCAGACGCGATGTCTCAACCGATGGAAGACGCGCCACGGTTGCGTTTGGCAGGGGTTTCGAAGAGGATGCGGAGCGCCGGGATTTTACCTTCAACGCCATGTTCGAGGACGCTGAAGGCCTTATCTACGATTACTTCGGTGGCCAGGAGGACCTGAAAGCAGGACACCTGCGTTTTGTGGGCGTGGCTCAGGAAAGGATACGTGAAGACTACCTGCGCATTCTGCGCCTCTTCCGGTTCTGGTCGCGTTTCGGCTTCACGCCCGATGCCGCGACTCTTGAGGCCTGCCGGGCCGAGGGGCAGGGCCTTCGTATCGTAAGCCAGGAGCGCATAACGCATGAGCTTATGGAAATCCTGCAGGGCGATCATATCGTAGGCCCGCTAGACGCAATGGCCAGCACCGGGATCCTGAATCTGGTCCTGGGCCTTCAGTCCATTGCCGATGGCGAATTGAAGCGCATGGACGCCTTAAAAATAAGCAGAAAAGAGGAGAGGGGACCGGCCCGTCTCGGGATTCTGCTGCGACTCCGTTTTGGTCATGATCCAAAGTCCTTTGAAGACACGATGCAAAACCTTCGCTTATCGCGCAGCATCCAGCAAAAAGTAATGCTTTCCGCCTTTGTCCCCTTGGATAAACTCGGGCATGATCCCGCCATTATCATGGATCACATGGATGCGTGGGAATTCCAGGGCGCGTCCTTCATGGAAACGTTGCTCCCGCTTTGGCGAGCGCTGTATCCGGAACACAAAAAGACTCTCGACGAAGTGGAAGGTATCGAATCCCGGCATGGCCTGCGTCGCCGTTCCAAGGTTCCCGTTGATGGCCAGGCGCTCATAGCTCAATGTGGTGCCAAGCCCGGCCCTGAACTCGGACTGCTGCTCGTGGAATTGAAAAGACGCTGGCGCCTTGGTGAATGGCAGACCCGGGACGAAGGTCTGGAGTTAGCCCGAACGATCCTGGCTGGAAAATAG